ATAATGGATGTCATAGACAAGGGAGAAATATATCTTACCTTCGTCTTTGACGGAATAGATTCAAGTCAGATAGGAGTAGCGAGTGTCTCAGACGGAAGCACTTATGACACTCCTATTCTTCCTGAATTTAGTGACAATAGTTTAGAGGTTGATGGATATGATGGCAAGTATTATTTTAATACTAGATTGTCTCAAAAAAGTTTTACCTATAACTGTTTTATTGATAATCTATCAGCTTTTGAATTTGATCAATTAAAATCTTGGATAAGGCCAAAAAAGATTGGGAAATTAATAAGACCAGAGGAGCCTTATAGATATTATTGGGTAAAAGTAAGTTCTGTAGATAATTTAGGAAATATTCCTTTAACACATCCGGATACAGGCGGAGTTAGTTATACTGGAAACTTTAGTATAACTTTTACAACAGTTGGACAAACTTGTGGTTATGGAATGTTATACTACCAAGATGATTTAAAATATTATGAGTACAGAGACATCTTTGATGGTACGCAAGACTACTATTATGATGAGGGATTATTATATAGAGAAGAAAGTTTACCGATGTCAGTAACAATGGCAAGCGGAGAAAATGAAGTTCAGATATATAATCCAGGAACATATAATTCAAAAATAAGAGCTATTATAAGTACTGATACTGCGATAGATTCTGGGGCAATGATATTGCGCAATGAAACTGTTGGAGATGTTAGTGTTATTACTTTAAATGGATTGACAACTGATAGTAAAATGATTCTTGATTGGGGCGAAAATATATATACTCTAAACGGAGTAGATTGCTCAGATAAAGTTGAGGGCGATTTAATGTATTTGCAACCAAGGAATTATGTTGAAAGACAGGAGAATGCATCTATATCGAATGATGGAACTAATACGATGGTAAGTTTCGATGAAAAAGTTAGACAAGTAAGAACAGATGATATTGGAAAGACAGTCATGTTCAAAGATGAAATGAATATAAACTCAAAAGATGGCGCAGGTGGAAGAATTATAGGAATAGATAAAATAACAAATCGCTTTATACTTGATAAGAGTGTTGGACTATATTCTAATCCAAATGCCACAGTCATTATAACGAAATTAGACAAATTGTCTTGTGAATTGAATATCCCAGAAGGACAATCAATAAATGTAGAATGGCAAATAGTGCCAAGGTACTTATAGGAGGTAGAATTATGGCAATAACTCAAAAATTAAGAGAAATTGGTGGAATAATCAATTCTACCGACCTTAATTATAATTTTAATAGAATGGCGGAAGATTTACAATTAGCCGTAGAAGGAGTTATTTTTGACAAAGAGTATTCTCAAGTAGAAACTATCGCAGACAGAAATAATATTCCTTCTGATCGACTAACTCAAGGATTCTGGTGTGCCGTTAGTGAAAATGGTGTTGTGTACGAATATAATAAAAGAAATGATTTAGTTACAGCATCGGCCGAAGAAAGATATTTTGGAATCAATGATGGTGATTTACCAAACATACCTTATGTTGTGGATGGAGATCCAACTTCAGGAGTATTACTAAATGCCAAATACATCTGTAAAGCAGACGGAAGAGATAATAATTGGAAATATACTTCTACAACAACTGGAGATACTTATGAAGACAGTGACTGGGCTATTTATGTGAAAGAAGATTATGCTGAAGAAGGTCATTGGAGAAAGATACCAAAATGGATACCAATAATGAATGTTACTTCAATATTAGAAAATAACTTAATTGGTAAGCTAGAAAATTTACATACTGAAGATAAGAGCAGAATTGTTAATGCAATTAATGAAATTCACGATGATTTAGGTACGATAGAAGAATTAACAACAAAAGATAAGAGTACCGCAGTTGCGGCAATTAATGAGCTTGACAAAGAGATGGGAGATTTAGAGAATCTTACTACTGCTGAAAAAAGTACTATCGTTGGAGCAATTAATGAAGTAGATACAAATGTTGGACCTGTAGAGGAATTAACAACTACAAATAAAATCGTAACTTACGCAATTAATGAGCTAGATAGTGAAATGGGAGACTTATCTAAGTTGCATACTGAAGCAAAAGACAATATGGTTAATGCTTTAAATGAAGTTCATGATGATTTGGGGACTATAGAGGAATTAACAACAGACGATAAAAGTACTGCTGTGGCAGGGATAAATGAATTAGATAAGAGAGTGGGTAAACTTCCAGAATTAAAAACAGCAGATAAGTCAAGTGTTATTAATGCGATTAATGGACTTGGTGATATTAGTAAGCTTGAGACTACTACAAAAGAAACTGTTGTTGCGGCAATTAATGAATTAGATAGTCGTGCTGGAGAATTGGTCGATTTAACAACTGCTAGTAAAACTAATTTAGTATCTGCTATAAATGAGTTAGATAAAGATATTGGTAATGTAAGTACATTGACAACTACTGCAAAAGATAATACTGTAAATGCTATTAATGAATTAGATAAAGAGATTGGTCCTCTTAATACATTGACTACTACAAACAAAGAAACAGTAGTAAAAGCCATTAATGAAGTCGATAAAGATATTGGTAATGTTGGAAATTTAACAACCAATAATAAAACTGATGCAGTTAGTGCAATAAATGAATTGAAGTCAATTACAGATACATTAAGAGGGGCAACAATTTTAATTGGTAAAATTGACTTAAATACCAAAGATGTAACTCCTGAAAAGCTAACAGCTAGAGCATTAGAAATAATGGGCGGAACAACAGTTCAAGCTGGTTGGGAGTTAGTTGATAAGGAACAACACGAATGGATTTGGAATGGAAACAATTGGCAAGATTTAGAACAACCTAATATTTATCCAGCACAAAATGGAATATTAGGAACAGTTCGTGGAAATGCTAGCGGCGACATTTCTATAACCGATGGAAATATGACTGTTTTACATGCTACCAATGCAACTAAGTTAAATAATCAAACATCAGATTATTATGCTCGTTCAGCTCATTTGGGAAATATCACATCATTAACAACAACAAAAAAAGATAACATTGTAAATGCAATTAATGAATTAGATGCAGAACACGGAACGTTATCAAATTTACATACAACAAAAAAAGACAATTTTGTAAATGCTATAAATGAAGTTAGAGATGATATCGGCACATTAAGTGATTTAACAACAACTGATACAACTAATATTACAGGTGCAATAAATGAGTTAAAAACAGGCTTAGATAATGCAAATGTAAATATTAATAAGAAGGCTGATAAAGATAACGTATTAGAGTTAGATAATATTAACGCCTATGAGCCAACCAAAGATTATCATCCTGCAACTAAAAAATATGTTGATATGATTGCTGGTGGAGCTTCATGGGGTAATATATATAACAATATAGAAGACCAAGAAGACCTAATGATGTTAATAAATGACAGACCAACAAAAAATCAAGTATTAACAAGAGACAATACGCTTATGTATACTCCTACAAGTGATTATCATCCAGCTACTAAAAAGTATGTTGATGAGACATTTACAAAAAATAACAAATGGGGACAAATAAGTGGAGATATTGCAGACCAACAGGATCTTCAGAATGAATTTACAAAAAAACAAGACAAGACAACTGCTTGGAATACAACTAATTTAGTTGTCGGAACTCAACAGCCTGAGATTCCAGAAAGCGGATATATAATTTGGATAGATACAAATAGTTAGAGAGGTGAGATAGTATGGCAGCGGTGAATTGTAATTACTCCGGAGAACCAGTATATACAAGTTGGTATGATAGCTCTAGTAGGGGTTATTTAGATATAACTGGTGTATCTTATGAAACAACAAACGGCAGATATACAATTAGTTGGTCATTAAAACTTGGTGATAATGGGAATGGAAGATACAATTTTGCTGCAGCAGCTGCGTGGATAGACGGCTCAGAAGTTAATTTTACGCATGGTGCTGATAATTATAGTACTTATTGGTTTTATAATCAGTGGTCTAACGGTTCAACAGTAGCGAGTGGGACATTCACAACGACAAAAACGTCAGTAAGTTTGTCAGTTAAAGCTATGTTTGATGGCGGATATACTTCAGCAAGATGGAATAATAATCAATATTGTGTAAGTGGTAGTGGTACATTAAATATCATTGCTCCTACTATCGGAAATCCGTCAGTTTCTTTCTCAACAGTATCTCATGATAGAACTAACATTACCGCTTCTATATCTGCATCAGCTGGAACAAACGGTGGTAACGTTAGTGTTTCAACAACATTGAATAATGGAAGTGCTAAAACTGGTACTTCTCCATCATGGAGTGGATTGACACCAAATACTTCTTATACATTAAAAGCAACCGCTACAAACAGCGCAGGTTTGACGGCAACAGCCTCAGATACAGTGACGACAACGGGAAATGCCCCAGCCATAAGCAGTGTTGCGATTTCTCCTTCGAGAACCACTGCTGTTCTAAGTCCAAATGTATCTTATGACACAAATGCAAGTTTCAGTAGTTATTCAATTAGATATGGAACATCGACAAGCTATGGTTCAACTTCTACAAGTACTACAATAAGTGGATTAACTCCAAATACTACTTATTATTACAGTATGACCGTAACGGATAATTGGGGAAGAACATCAGTAGCTAAGACTGGTAGCTTTAAGACAACTGGAAACAATCCTACAATTAATTCGCATGGAGTAAAGACCTATGCTCAGACTTCTGTAGAAATGCAGTATTCAGCTTCTTATGATACTAATGATTCATTATCTTCATATAAGTGGGAATATGGTACTTCTACAAGTTATGGAAGTTCAGTTACTGGAACAAATATAATTAATGGTTTGAATGCAAACACCACTTATTATTATAAATTGACCGTCACTAGTACGCAAGGAAGAAACTCTACTACTACAGGTTCTTTTAAGACAGATCCTGCTACTGTTACAATAAGTGCTTTAGGTATATCTGAAATCACGGAAACGACAGCAAAAGTAGATTATACTTTCAATAATCCATCGAATGTTGAACAGTTTTATGTTATAGAAACTGTTCTTGAGAGAGAAGATGGAACTAGTCAAAATTATCAAGCAAATAATATAACTCCCCCTTATACAAAAGTATATGATAATTTAGAGCAAGGTTCTAAATATACTTGCAAAACTAGAGTTGGCATTAAAGGACAAGGCGGAACGATATATTATTCTCAATGGGCTTCACAAGATTTTGAAACTTTGGCTAGTACTCCTTTTGTGAAAATAGATTCTAATGGTGTGATTAAACATTACAAAGGATATGCTCTTGGAAAAAGTGATATCTATAATGGATATAGTTCAGAATGGAAGAATGGGAACTATTCAGAGACGGTCAATTCTCCCATATCTTTTAATGGAGAAGGATCAGGCGTTTCAAAAGTAAAATATATCGAGATAATGCCTAATGATGCTTATGCGTATGAATTTCCTGTTGAGCAATTCACAACTTCATCTAATATAACTCTTATATTAACGAATGTTTCAGATATTGTTCAGAAGGTTGTAAAAGTAACACCGGGACAATCTGGATCTATAAATACCGATAGTAGTACTCGTTTATATATAACTTGTACAGGAACAGATTTAAATAAAGAAACAGTAAGATATGTTCGTTTTAGTATTTATAGGTCTATAAGTAAGGTTCCGTTAGATAAAGAATCAATAGTTACGTTAAATAATAAGATAAGATATATAGATATATCGCAAAATGGATATATAAAAGGAACAACAGCAGGTTCTGACGGAAAAATTATAGAACTTGATGTTTATGATAAATTAGGAAATAATATTGCTCTTAATAAAAACGTTACAATGGAAAGGGGTAGCGGAAGCAATCTTGAAAAGATTACCGATGGTAATCATGATGGTTCTTCTTATTGTACTTTAAATGAGAATAGCGCAGGAACTACAGTGAGAGTTGATTTAGGTCAAGAATATTCTTATGACCAAATAGATAGAGTTGTATTGTGGCGAGATGTTGATTGTTTATATCAAGAAAGTAGATTATTGGGATTAGATGCAAACAAACAAATAACTTGGAAATTTCAGTCATATAAGAGTGAGGGGGTTTATAAAGAGACTTCTGAGGGATATACTTCTAGACCAAGAAAAGCTAAAACAAAACATAACATTTATATAACATCATTGCTTAATGAATTGGACAGTACTCCTTTTGCAGATAAAATAACAATAAATGCAGATTGGAATATGTCTATTCCTCCTGTAATAGCAGACTTGACAACACATAGAGTAGATGCTATAATAGCAGCAAATAGTGGTAGATTATTAAAAAATGATGTTGGTGATTTAACAGCATTGACAACTACAGAAAAATCAAATTTAGTAGATGCTATTAATGAGATTTGGAATGGTATAAATAAAACAGAAGAAGAATTTACAGTATTAGATTTCGTATTAGAATCTATATTATGCGGTTAGGAGGGAGATTGATATGGCAGAGAAACATCCAGATGTAAAATTTGAGTATTCATTTTCTGATGGTAAATATTGGTCTCCTTACAACCATTGTCGTGTTTGGGAAAATGGTACTTATGATTTAATGATAAGAGACAATTATGGCCAGACGGCAAAAAGAGTTTATGAAGAGACAAGTATTATTGAGGACAAGGAGATACCAGTGCGAATAGAATTTATTGACTTTACTGATTTTAATGGCAATCCTATTGAATATTATGATGGTATAGTTGTCGCTAGAAGTACTGGCAAGATGATTATTACTATCCTAGGGGATTTTGACGATCCTAGACTTTATATGAAAACCAAAGGACAAACAACTTGGCAAGAAAATGGAGGTTTTACAAATAATAAAAGAACTTTAATTAATCCAGGTCAAGCCGAATATTATATAGCGGATTCATACGGCAGAAAGTCAAAAATTTTTACTTCCGAAGTTGTCACATATACCCCTTATGCTCCTCGCCCAGCAATAACAATATTACATGCAGATTCTGGCGTGCTCATTACAGAAGCAAGAGACGATACGGAGACAAATGCCGTTCCAAGAAGATATGCAATTAGTTATGATGATGGGAAAACTTGGTCAAATTGGCAATTGGGTAGATATTTTCAAAAATTAAAACCATCAACGGGGACTTACTGGATAAGAGTAAAAATAAAATATACTACTGGAGTCGAAAGTAATTCTATAGGTAAAATGGTAACAATAAAATAATGGAGGTGTTGATATGGCAATTTATGTTCCTAATATAATTGATAATTTAACTTCTACTTCAACTAAAGACGGATTATCTGCAAACCAAGGTAGAGTGTTAAAAGAGCAACAAGGAGATTTAACTGAATTATATACAGGTAATAAAGGTAGCCTTGTCGAAGCAATCAATGAAATTAAAGAAATGGAAACTACTTTAGCATCTCTATTAGATGAGATAAATGGAGAAGTAATATAGCGTAAAAACCACTGGTGTTTTTGCGCCTTTTTTTATGGAGGTTTAATTATGGATGAAAAAGAAATGATGAACAAAATAAAATACCTAATAAAAAAGAAAAGACCTTTGGAAGATATTCTTTTAGAAACTGGATTAAAAGAGTATGAAGTGTTTGGTTTTGTAGAAATGTTGAAACAAAATGGATGGCAAGCAGAATATAAAGATGGCTTCTTCGTTTATCAAAAGGAACAACTTATTAAGGATAGGGACGTTTATAAAATGGCAGCTGGTGAGAAGCATAAGTTATTGTTTATTAGTGACACGCATTTGGGAAGCAAATATGATAGATTAGATATTTTAAGATATTTATATGATTTAGCAGAGGATGAAGAAATAAATACAGTATTTCACGTAGGAGACTTATGTGATGGCGCGTATCCAAATAGACCAAATCATACTTATGAATTAAGGGCACACGGAGCAGAAGAGCAACTTGAATATATCGTTGAGAAATACCCCTCTAAGACCGGAATTAAGACAATGTTTATTGGAGGAAATCACGATTATTCTCATGTAAGAAATGCCGGTTTTGATATAGGGAAAGCAGTCGCAAAGGAGCGTCCTGATATGATATATTTAGGACAAGATGTTGCAGATGTTGATTATGGGAAAACAAGGTTGAGATTATTTCACGGTTCTAAAGGACAGAGTTATGCGAGAAGTTATAGGATGCAAAAATACGTAGAGCAAATTCCTACAGAAGAAAAACCGGACATATTGTTAATGGGGCATTATCATAATTCATTTTATATGAAGTATGCAGATGTACATTGTTTCCAAGTTCCATCTACAATAGATCAAACTCCTTATGCAAGAAGTCTTGGATTGAATAATGAAAAAGGAGCTTGGATTGCAGATTTGACAACAGATAAACAAGGTGGTATAATGACAATAGAACCTGAGTTTATAGACTTCAGCGGACAAAAAAGACTTGTAAGAAGAAAGAAGTAATTAAACCTTAATTTATACTAAATCTATCTACTAAGTAACAGAGGTAAAAAGTAAGAAAGAGAAGGGGGTAAGACTATGGACGCAGTTATAGAAACAGCGAAAACAATAGGCATTACTTTGGCAGAGATTATTTTAGTTATCTATTTCTGTGTTAAGTATATAAATGCAGCTTTGAGAAAAGAAGATATAAGCAAAGGTGTTAAAGAACAAAGTAATCTTGATTTACAAATAATTGAAAAAATGGATTATTATAAGGAATTGCTAAATGCGGACAGAGTATTATTATTTGAATTTCACAATGGCCAACATTATTCTAATTATAGATCTGCATTGAGAATGTCTCCATCTTATGAGGTATTCAAAGCGGGACAAAAAAGCAAAATGGCAGAATGTACAAATCTTCCGATATCTATTATGCCTAAATTGATATACGAAATTACACACAATGGGTATTCAGAGTGTAAGACAATAGAGGAGATAAAAGAAGATAAGGGGAACACTTATGAATTTAAAAAATCTATAGATGTATACTCTTATTATGATGTAGCGATTAGAGATAAAAATAATAATATTATTGGATTTGTTGCTGTAGAATGGGCATCAGAAAGACCAGATGATATTGATGTGCTTCAAATAGAAAGATTAGCTGGTTTCTTAGAAGATAAAGTTAATGAAATAGTAGAAAATAATAAAAAAAGAAAAAAGAAGAAATTCTTAGGAATTTTTTAATGGAGGTGTAAAAAATGGAAGAGTGCAAAGAAGTACTTACTTGGGAGCAAAAAATACAAAACATTGAGAGCGCACCTGAAGAAGCAAGATTGATGATTGCAAAGGCTTACATAAGAGACGATATACCAGATGAAAACGTTCAATACGAATTTAATACAGATAGTCCTGAGCAATTAAATGAAGACGGAGAAATTGAAAATTTAAATGCAGATGATCCTGAGGGGATAGGAGCTACAGGTTTTACAATGAGAACTACAAGACCTGCAAATAATAAGAATTTTATTACTAGAGGTTCTGGTGGTTGGAATACTTGTATAAAAGGAAATCCTAGATATCAATATGCAGATGCTTTAGCAAACTGTGTTGGTTATGCTAGCGGTAGATTTAATGAAATTATAAATATTGCTAGAGAAACAACTGGCTGTACTTATACAACATTAAATTGTAACGCAGTAGGATTTAAAGAAAGAGCAGAAGCTGCTGGATTAAAAACAGGTTCTACTCCAAGACGTGGTGCTATTATGTGTTGGGGTAAAGAAGGTGGCGCTGGACACGTTGCTATTGTCGAAAGAGTAAATAATAGTAATTCAGTATATACTTCAGAGTCTGGATGGGGTTCAAGTGCTATATTCTGGAACAGTACAAGAAGTAATAACAATGGTAGATGGGGAATTGGAGCAGGATATTATTTCAGATGCTTTATCTATTTACCAGATGATGTGCAAAAAGCTATAGATGCAGAAGAGCCTACTCCTACACCACAACCAACTCCAAGCGATAAATTTAATATTGGAGATAAAGTAGTTGTTAATGGACCTTTATATGTAAGTTCTACTGCTTCATCACCAGCGGGTCATGTTAGCAATAAAGTGACTAATATAACAAGAAAGAATCCTGGTTCAGCACATCCATATAACACTACAGGAGATCTAGGTTGGATGGATGAAAGTTCTATTAAAAAATATGAAGAACCAACACCAGCACCAACACCTACTCCAGCACCATCTACAGAATTAAATGTAGGAGATGCTGTAGAAATTATTGGAACAGGAAATGGTAGTGCTTATGGTGGAAGTAATACTGCTTATGGAATTGGTTGGAAAAGACAAATACTAAAGATTTGGAATGGAAAACCTTATCCATATCAAGTAGGAAATAATACTGGAACTACTGGATTCTATAAAAAAGAAGCTTTAAAAAAGATATAAAAAAAAGATAAGCGACTACCTAAAAAGGAGTCGCTCATCCTTGTAAGGAGGGGATAAAAATGTTAAATGCAATTTTACTTACTTTAAAAACAATGGGATGGCTTGGTATAATTTTAGGTCTTTTGGTTATTGTTAATACTATTTGTGGAACATTATATAACGTTGCTACAAAAAAAGAAACTTTTAGCTGGAAGAAACTATTTAAAGGAATTGGCAAGTCTGCTATATTTTATGTAAGCGCCGCTCTATTATCAGTTGCTTTTACAATGTTACCTTTTATAAACGAAATGATTGTTAATACATTTGGCGTAATATTATTATCTAATGATTTATTAAATACTATGTCAAGTATTGGTGTTCTTGGTGTTGTAATTGGAACTATTATAGTTCAAGGTAAAAAGGCAATTGAGGGTGTTACTAAATTGGCTAATATTAGTGCAGATACTGAAGTTATAACTTGGAAAGTTGAAATCCCAGAAGAAGACGAAGAAAAGGACACAAAATAGTCCTAATATAATAGACGAAGGGAGGGGAAATCATGGAAATATTAAGAGATAAGACTATCAATGCTGGCACTGTAAAGCCACAAGATAAAATTATTAAAAATATTACCGGAAATACTATGAGTATTCAAATTGATGGCGATGCAAAACTTTCTATGAAAGGCTCTCATGCAAATTTTGAATCAAACAACTCCTATGCTATTGCCTTAATAAACATGACGACTCTTGATAAAGTAACTGAGACAACAACTCCAGGTCTTTATCTTGCTATCGTAGAAGGCATAGATGAAATGGAATTAGAGATTTCTGGTAGTGGTGTTATACATTGGAAGGAATTAGGTGATTAATATGGCTAAGACAGACGGAGTAGCAAGAATAATCGCTCTTGCCGCTTTGGGCAAGAACGGTGGAAGTAGTACAGGCGGTACTACAAATTATTTAGAATTAGCCAATAAACCTAAGATTAACAATGTAGAATTAACCGGAAACAAAACATTAGAAGATTTGGGTATTAATATACCTGATTTAGAAAATTATTATACGAAAGATATAGTTAATGAAGCTTTAAGTAAGAAACAAGATACTTTAATAGCTGGAAAAAACATCATTATTAATGGTGAAGTAATAAACGCGGCTGATGATGTTATTCCTACATATATTTTACAAACAAATATTCGTCCTAAGTATGACGAATCTGTTGAATTTACAGATGTTTACGATGATTTGGGTAAAATAATAAATGATAATCCAGGCAAGACCGTCCATTTATGCTTATATATCCCAACGAACGGAATATATATCACTTTAGCCTATTATGGAACAATGGTTTGTCCAGACATTAGGACTTCAACATCTACTTCAGCATCATATCCTAGTTTTATGACAATGAATCAAAATAATGCCCGTATTATATTAAGATTGGAACTTGATATTGATAAGACTGTATCTCCATATAAAGCTGTTGTAAAGAAATTTTCTTGTGATGAAGGTCCAACAGAATATGCCATTACTAAAGATATAAGTAATGTTGAAAATAGAACTATGGAAATGGTCATGATGATGTTGGAAGATAGTAATAATAACTTTTTAGCAAAAACTAACACAACAGAATTTGTGCCTACTGGAGATTATAATCCTGCAACAAAGAAATATGTGGACGATAATGTAAAAACATACACTGCTGGAGAAAATATTACAATATCTGAAGATAATGTTATTAGCGCTAATGTATCTGGAGGAACAGATAGCAATGCTGTTTATACATATTACGCTCCATATTCAGATGAGGATTGGTTTACTGAAGAAAACGTAGCAAACATATTACAGACAGTAAAAGATAAAGGGTATTCTAACTTCGAGTTATGTACTTTAAATGGTAGTCATTATGCATTAAGAAGAGGCGGAAATTTACAAGCTTTAACTACAGAAGGGGAGAGCTACCAATTAGAGTATTTACAAAATGATTTAAAAAATTATGTTTATTACTTTTTTGTCGCTCGTTTAAATGAAGGCGGTAAGATCGTAGTAGATGGACTAGGTACGCAAACTTATACAGCTCAAGAAATGATTGAGACCTTTCTGTCACCAACATTAGAAAAAATGTCTGGCTACGATGGTTCAGCATCTCATTTAATGTTACAGTCAAATAACGGAATCTTCGAGTGGGATTCATCGTTAGATGGTGGTATATTCGGAGATAACTATACCGATCCTGCTTATTATACAGAAAAACAAGTCGATAAAATAGTTACAGACACTGTAAATGAAGCATTAGGAGGCAGGTACTAATGGAGACAGAAGGCAAAAAGATATTAGTAAATTATCTTACTGACATCGCAGACACTTTCAGAAGTATTACAGGAGAAACTGATACAATAAGTGCTGAAAGTTTTTCTAAAGAAGTTCAAGCAGTAGCTACACCAAGCTCAAAAAACTCATATCAAAGAAATTCTATAGAAGAAATGAATGCGATAACAGACGCAAAGGATGGAGATACTTGTTTGTGTTATTATACTAATAGCTTCAACATTACTGAAGATCGTGCAGTTGGTGTAATAACCTTTCCAAAAAAAGTTGTATTTGAAAATGCTATTACAGAATATTATAATGCTAGAATAGAAGCAACAGATAGTAGTGTTGAACTTTGGGGAATGATTGATTTGTCACCTAATGATTTCATGTTTCGAGTAGATAAGATGGATGACCAAAGTAGAGCCAATGCTTTCTATAGCTCAGAAGATGGGATTACATATACATTAAATCAACCTCCAGATGTAGAAGGAAGTTTTGAGTTAGTTAATGAAAGAACAGTAGATTTTAAAATAAATATCGTTATTCAGAATACGAATGAACATATTGGAGCATTTTTGATTGGCACCGATCAAGTTTTTGATGGTTTATATAAATATGATGGTAATTGGAAAATATTGAGCTTAAACTATCCTTTAAATGATTATAATGTTGAGGTTTCAAAAATATATTATAACAATGGTGAGCAAGAAGGAATGTTAGGTAACACTGAAACAAAAGAAGGATTACTTAAAGTAGAGAGTTTTATTAATAAATATGGAATAAATGCACATTATCCAAAAGATATGAAAGAGTATTTTAGGTATCGACAAGAGGAGAAAATTCCTTTATTAGAACTTAATCCTAATACAGGAGATGTCATTAATATGGCCGGAATGTTTGGAAACTGTGAGAATCTTAAAACAATCCCATTGCTAGATACGCGTAATGTCACTAATATGGCAGGTATGTTTAGTTTTTGTCGTAATCTAAAGACAATTCCAAAAATAAATACTGCTAAGGTTACTGACATGTCCACCATGTTTAGTGTATGCAAGAATTTAGAAGAAATTCCTTTATTGGATACCTCTAATGTAACTAACATGCATGAGATGTTTGGTAATTGTGAGTTATTAAGAACAATTCCTGAACTTAATACAGTAAGTGTGAGTAGCATGCCATCCATGTTTATAAACTGCAGCTCAATAAAAGATATCCCCTTGTTAGAAGCAAGTTCTGTAACAAATGTATGGCAAATTTTTGATGGGTGTGAGCTTCTTGAAAATTTAGGAGGGCTTAAAAATCTTGGACAGGCTTATTCAACTACAATGACAGCTAATGATGGTTGGTATTCTTTGGTTTTGTCTAAATGCCCATTATTAACACATGATAGTTTAATGAATGTAATAAATAATTTATATGATATAAAATCTAAAGGAGTTAAACCGCAAACACTTCAATTAGGAGATACAAATAAAGCAAAATTAACTGCAGAAGAAATAGCAATTGCAACCAATAAAGGTTGGAATGTTATATAAATAAGGAGGGAGAAAAATGGCAAACATATTAAAAATTAAAAGAGGTTTAAAAGCCGACATCAGTAAACTAACATTAGTAGCTGGAGAGTTAGCAGTAGCATTAGATACTCAAGAGTTATATGTTGGTGATAAAGATGGTAATGTAAAAATAATCAAAGGTGGAGCTTCTGGAGCTGTTGAAAGCGCTGATAAATTAACAGTAGCAAGAACAATTACAGCAACAGGAGACGCAACTGGTTCAACTGCTTTTGATGGATCTCAAAATGTTGAGATGGCATTAGAATTAGCAACTAGCGGAGTAACTGCTGGTACTTATTCAAAAGTAACTGTTGATACAAAAGGTAGAGTAACAGCTGGTTCTAATATTACTGTTGAGGATATTGGAGATTTATCAACAACTTTAGCTGGATTAGCAACAAAAAAAGAATTAAGTGGATATGTAAAAACTACAGACTTAACTACTGAATTAAACAAAAAAGTAGATAAAGTAGCAGGAAAATCTTTAATTGATGATACAGAAATTACAAGATTAGCTTCTGTTGAAAACTATAATGATACTGCAATTAAAGCAGACATAGCTAAGAAAGCTGATGCAACTGCAATGAGCACAGCTTTAGAAGGAAAAGTTGATAAAGTTGAAGGAAAAGTATTGTCAAGTAATGATTACACAACAGCAGAAAAAGAAAAATTAGCAGGATTATCTAACTATGATGACACAGAAATTAAAGCTTCTATTGCAACAAAAGCAGAAGCAGATAGTGTTTATACAAAGGAAGAAGTAAATACTGAATTAGGTAAAAAGGCTGACAAAACTACAGTCGAAACATTAACAACAACTGTTAATGGAAAGGCAGATAAAGCAACAACTATTTCAGGATATGGTATCACAGATGCTTACACAAAAACTGAAGTAGATGCAAAAGTTTCATCTGTTTATAAATATAAAGCCAGTGTAGCTAATGAAGCAGCATTACCTACTGAAGGTCAAGTAGTTGGTGATGTTTATAACCTAGAAGACACAGGAATGAATGTTGCATGGACTGGTGAAGGATGGGATAAATTAGGTTCTGTAGTAGACTTAACACCATACTTAACTAAAGAAGATGCAGGTAGGACATATGCTGCTAAAGCAACTACACTTGAAGGTTATGGCATCACAGATGCATATACTACATCAGCAGTTGATACTGAATTAAACAAAAAGGTAGATAAAGAAACAGGAAAACAATTATCTACAAACGACTATACAACTGCTGAAAAAACAAAATTAACTGGTATTGCAACAGGAGCAGAAGTTAATAAAATAGATGCAGTAAAAGTTAATGGAACAGCTTTAGGAATTACAGATAAGGCTGTAAATATAGATTTATCTAATTACGCAACTAAATCTACAACATTGGCAGGGTATGGAGTTACAAATGCTTATACTAAAGATGAAGTTAATACTGAATTAGGTAAGAAAGCCAACAGTAGCGACGTTTATACAAAGACTGAAGTTAATAACAGTTTAGCAAATAAACTAAGTAAAACAGACGTAATTGATGGGGGCACTTTCTAATAAGTGCTCCTTATTTTTTTAAAGAGGTGAGAACGAGATGGGCTCTATTAAAGAGAAAATAAAATATATAAAAGAAACAAAGAAATTGATAAGAGAGGCTATCATCGCTCAGGGCGTAGATGTGCCAGAAAACACTACATTTAGAGATTATGCAAACAAGATAGATAATATAAAAAATACTACACATGTATCAGATAATACAACACTTACATCTGGTACGGCAGTAGAAAAGAAAATATATTATTTAAGTAAAACAAAGGAAAATATAAAAAGAGCTATCGTAGCAGCAGGAGTAAGTGTATTAGAAACAGACACTTTTAGAAGTTATGCTGACAAAATAGCTCAAATAAAAAAATAGGAGGGGTGAAAAATGGCTAATAAAATTACATGGGCTGATAAGGTAGCCCTTCAAGAAAAACCAGATGTTGTAGCAGAAAATAAGGTTACAGCAGCAGATATGAATCAAATTAAAACAGCTGTTAATGAGACAATAGATACAATGCCAAGTAATTTGGTAAATGGACAAGCTAGGGGAAGTATTAGATCTATTGGTGCCTATGATACAACGATAAACCCGTTGGGTCCACATGCACAAGCTTTTGGTTCTGGCACAATAGCATCAGGTGAGTATTCTCATGCAGAGGGTGCTGGTCCTAAAGCATCAGGGGCAGCTTCTCATGCAGAAGGATATAGTACAACAGCGTCAGGACAGACTTCCCATGCAGAAGGAAATCGAACAGAAGCGTCAAGTCCTAATTCTCACGCAGAAGGAGATAGCACAACAGCGTCAGGTAACTCTTCCCACGCAGAAGGATATATTACAAAAGCGTCAGGTGAGTATTCCCATGCAGAAGGTCGTACTACAATAGCACAAGGAAATAATCAACATGTCCAAGGTAAATATAATATAGCAGATACAACAAGTGCTCATATTGTGGGAAACGGTAGCGATAGTTCTAATAGATCAAACGCACACACTCTTGATTGGAATGGTAATGCTTGGTTTGCTGGTGATGTTTATACTGGTTCAACAAGTGGAACAAATAAGGATGATGGATCTGTTAAATTACCTGTAGTATATAGTGGAACAACTGCTCCGACTAATGACATAGGGAAAAACGGAGATTTATATGTTTTATTAGATAGTTAGAGAGGTGAGATAGATGGCAACATTATATAGCGATAAAAGATGGAACGGCGAGGGGTCTTGCTATTGGCGTATCCGTGTAGATTATAGTGCTAATAGTGCTAGTGTTTATGTTGATGTAGGTCCTTCTGGTTGGTCTATATGGCTACGTTTCACCACAGGAAACAATACTTTCACAAAAAATGCTGCTACTTATTATGCTAGTAATAACGGAACGGGTTCAAATCTTTTAGGGACACTCTCTATAAATCCTAATAGTGCTACAACGATAACTCAAACTTGTTCCGGAAGTTCGTGGGGAGGTTCTGTCAATGGCTCATCATCTGTCACAATTCCTCAACAAAATGCATCTTTCAATTTGAATATTTTGAATCCCGATGATTCAGAGCCTTACCAAACTGGTGAAGCAGGAACAGTAGAACAATCAATAAATGGCGGAAGTTATACAAGAGTCTATAATGAAGGAGCTAGTTCTTATCCGTTAGGGACAACTTTTAATTACAGAAATTTTACGCCAGGAGCACATAGAGAATTATCTTCTGTAACTGGTATTAGTCCTAGTAATACAACAGGTCCTTGGAGTTTAACTTTATCTAGCAGTGGAGCGTCTGTTAATTTTAAAACTGCTTGGAAGAATTACACTTTTAGGACATATAAAGGAGAGGGAACGACCGAAATTTCTACAATAACTCAACAATATAATACGACTTATAATGTTCCACACCCAACTCCACCAACAGGGTATTTATTTGCTGGATTTTATAGTACGGGTTCGTTAAGCAGTATCTCATCTAAAGATTCCGTATTTGAATCGGGAAATGGAGGAATTGAAGTTTATAATAATAGCGCAAATGGAACAGTTACTCATACAAGAGTACAAGATGATGATGGTGTGCCATCGGCTTGTAAATATTTTGGAAATGGTGGAAGAGCTTACTATATAAGGATAGACAAGGCAGTTGGAACAGCTTCTCCTTATTGTGGAGGATTCTATTTATCAACTAATTCTGCTGCTAATCATATATATAGACATATAATATGGGCAAAAATACCTGTAGGTTATACAATTGGAGATTATCGTAATTCAATTGGCGACGGAGGACGTAGTGAATGGCTTACTGATACTGCCGGAACGGGTGATTGGTATAGATACGTATATGATGTTCATGCAGGTTCTTCTGGAGATTTTTCTACTTTAGGGTTTGTTGCAATAAGAGCAAATAATGGGGATGATAATGCTGCTGTTACTTGGTATGTATGTGCCACTCAAGTAACTGATATTACAAATAATTATGCGACATATACCTTTGATGCCAATGGGACAGCTGAATATTTCTATGCTCCAGTAGCTTATAACATTGCATATGATGCGAACGGCGGTAGTAATGCACCATCAACACAAGTAAAAACATACGGACAAAATCTTGTATTGAGCTCACAAATTCCAACTTATAACGGTTATGATTTTGTTGGTTGGGCGCAAGCTGGGGAAGATACTATTTATTCTCCAGGACAAACTCTAAGCTCAGATTTAAGTAGATATAGCGGGGCAACGATAACTTTTTATGCTGTTTGGGTTCAAGATCAGGCAAAATTAAGTGTAAATAAAAATTCAACGTGGTCTCAAGGAAAAGGATATTTTAAAAAGGATAATGAATGGAAGAAGATAAAGACGATATATACAAAAGTAAATGGGGAATGGAAAGCTGGACATTTGGAAAGATTAAAAAAAGAATGGGAAAATGTATGTTGTTTTGTTAAAGGCTCTCAGGTTAGGATAACTTTAGATGGAATTGCCAAGAATATTGAAGATTTAAAAGTTGGAGAACAGATTGTTATTTACAATGAAGATAAAAAGAAATTTGAGTTGTCTACAGTTTCTGATACCCCAAGAAACAACAATGTCACAGATAAAGCCACAATTGTATTAGAAAATGGTATAACTATCGAAATGAATGCATATCATCCTTTATTAACAACAAAAGGATACCACTCTTTAACAGAACATGAGGGCTTACCTTTATTGACAGATGAAGACATTCTTGTTACAATTAATGGAGAAATAAAAATTAAGCAAATAGTTAGAGAAACAATAGAGCCAATTACTATGTATAATTTATCCGTAAACGGAGAACATCATAATTATGTCGTTAATTCTGTTGTTGCTCATAATGCAAATTGTCCAGTGCAATAAGGAAGTGGTATAAATGGCAAATCAAATAAAATTAAAAAGAGGAGGAGGTAGAATATTATGGCAAATACAATAAGAATAAAGAGAGGCAAGTCTAATAATTTATCAGTGAGTAATTTGCAAGATGGAGAATTAGCTCTTACTCTTGATACTAATAAGCTTTATACTAATAAGGGACAAATTTCTCCAGACAATGTATACGTTGGAGATACTGAGCCTACAGATTCAAGTGTAAAATGTTGGATTTCTCCATCTGGTAAAATAGACTTGAGTTCTCTATGGGATCAAATATACCCTGTTGGCTCTATTTATATTACTGCAAATGCAACTGATCCTTCTGTATTGTTTGGTGGAACTTGGGAACAGTTAAAAGGCAAATTTTTAGTTGGTGTTGATTCATCTGATACAGATTTTGAAACTAGTGGAAAAACAGGCGGTGAAAAGACACACACTCTAACAGTTGATGAAATGCCATCTCATACTCACGATATGGACGACGCTGTCTATGGTAATTATAAAAATAGGTTGGGTATAAGAGGAGACGGTGGAGGTGGTAATGGCTTGATACCTAGTATGATGCAAACGACGGGCTACTCGAGATATAAACCTACCGATACTGGTGGTGGACAAGCTCATAACAATATGCCACCTTATTTAGCTGTATATATGTGGAAAAGGATTTCGTAGTTTTAAAAAAGGAGATGATATAAATGGCTCAGATAAATTGTGGAACTTTATATGGGTATCAGAATAATAATACTGCTTATGGTGCTTTTACCGTTTACTTTGCTTATGATGGCACTAAAAGAAATGGCACAACTGTTACTATTACTAATCCTCGAGTTAAATGTACAGAGTATGGTGCAGATGGATATACTACAAATACTATTTTTATCAATAGTGTAACTTTAAATGGTACTAGCTTGGGCATATCAGGGTCATTTAAAGGAAGCGATTACTGGAAAGGTAAATCATGGACTAGTACTGGAGTGGGCACTAAAAGCGTAAGTGCAGATGCGTCTTTAACATCATTAACAGTTTCAATAAGTTGCGGCAGAAGTGCAGCTCAGTATAATCAAACTTTAACTGGTACAATTTCGGTTGCTGCAGGAAATTACACTGTTTCATATAATGCAAATGGCGGTACAGGTGCTCCATCAGCACAAACAAAAGAACATGATAAAACTTTAATATTAAGCACAGTAAAACCAAACAAAGCCAACACGAGTACAGCTGGCTATATAATAACATTAAATGCAAATGGCGGTTATGTATCCACTCCTGAATTAACGCAATATAATACTACTTCATATACTTTTAGGTCTTGGAATACAAATTCTTCTGGTACTGGTACTACATATAATTCTGGAGGAAGTTATACTGCAAATGCAGATGTAACACTTTATGCCATTTGGAATACTAGTATAACGAAAGGGTCTGTCACATTACCTACTCCTGCTAGGGCTCATTATAGTTTTGTCGGATGGGGAACAACGGCTTCTGCAACGACTGGTGTCACTGGTACTATTACACCAACTTCATCACAAACGCTATATGCTGTGTGGGAAAGAACGCCAAGTCTAGTAAATTGGAGAGATTCTGCTGGTAATTTTATGTCAGGTGGTACAATAAGCGTAAAAGATTCTAATGATAAATGGGTAGTAATAAATAAAATAAAAATAAAAAATAGTTCTGGTATATGGGAAGAACATTAAGAGAGAGGTGAGATAATGGCAAATATAATAAAAATAAAACGAGGTTTATCCTCTAATATTTCTAATGCAACTCTTGAACAAGGGGAATTAGCAATAACGACTGACACTCAAGATTTGTATGTAGGGACTGACTCAGGAAATAAAAAAGTTGGAGGAGTGCCTAAAAATATATTAGATGGCAATGCAATTGGTTCAGCAAGAACAATCGGTGCTAAAGATTCGGAAGGACACTCCTTAGGAGAATATGCTTGGGCAGAAGGTAAAGATACTATAGCTTCTGGAAAAAGGTCTCATGCAGAAGGAGATAATACCAATGCTTCAGGAGAGAGTTCTCATGCGGAAGGATATCACACTAAAGCATTGGGTTATTATTCTCATGCAGAAGGTGCTTATACGGAAGTATCAGGTTCTTATTCTCATGCAGAGGGCTATCAAATAAAAGCATCAGGAAACTTTCAGCATGTCCAAGGTAAATATAATATAGAAGATACAACAAGCGCCCATATTGTGGGAAATGGTAGTATTTCTGTTAGATCTAACGCTCACACATTAGATTGGAATGGCAACGCATGGTTCGCTGGCGATGTTTATACTGGCTCAACGAGTGGTAAAAATAAGGATGAAGGTAGTAAGATATTAGCTACTAAAGAATATGTAGATAGTAAAACATCAGCAAATTACACATATGATAAAGTAGTTTATGTACTACCACCATCAGAAGTAACAACCACAACGGGTAAAACAGCATTCACTCAAGATTCAGAAGCAAGAACATTTACTGCGATAGGAGCAATTACTGGAGAAGATCCAGTTACTTATGAAAATGTAATAACTTTAACTGCTGATGTAAAAAATATTTTAATATATAGTGTAGGATCTTTGATAGGAGATATGGGACCAGCAGACCAAATAGCACAAATATCTATAACTGATGCGTCAGGTACAACATCACAAATACTTAATACAAGAGGATGCTCTGAGAATTTAATTAATACAGGACCATTAACATCGGGGTCTAAATTAACACTTACCTATACATCAGGTACATATGAACCATCAAATGCACAACAAGTATTTACTTTAGAATACTATACAAATACAGTAACTGATGCATCGTTACAGGATTTTATCTCGAGTAAGGTAACTCATGAATCAACAGACAGACGTCAAATGGATATGATCCTTCAAAAGGCTATTGATGCACAATATTCAGATCTTCAAACTCAGATATTTGATTTACAAGGTCATGTTATTGAAAATATGTTGGATGCTGTAATATTCAGATTATCTAATTTAGATAATAAGTCTGAATTTAGATTTTTTGGACCATCAAACTCAGGAGTTACTGATTTAGGACTATCATTTGAGGATGTTTCTTTAACCAGCGGGGATAAATTTGAAATGTCAGCAACATTTCAAACAGCGTCTTCTGGATGTACTTTTGGAATAACTGAAAGCACTTCTGTTAAAGTAAAACTCACAGGAGACGACGTAACGAACGGAGTACTTAGTCCTGTAGCAAACAAAGTTTATGAAATTGCATTCTACTGGAATGGTTTATTTATGAGTGGTGTAGTAAGAGGAGTTGAGCATCAAGCAGTTGATACTAGAAATAAAATAACTATAACTAATATGGCTAAGGCAGATCTTGGTCTTGATTTATATGTATTTTCAGATGAAGGATGCACCAATATAATTGGAACAATAGCAGCGTGGGGGGAATCACAAGAATTTGCAGTAGATGGTAATTTAATTTATGCAGGGTATAAAAAGACAGACGCATCAGGTATATTAGCATCTTCAAGTTCAGGATGTACTCCAACACTTATAAGCAATTCAACATATCATGCATATAAAATTGAAATTACTAGTTCACCAGCAAGTATAGATTTGAGCAAGAAATAGGGGGTAGTCTAAATGTTTGATTTAAAAACACGAGCATTACTTTATCACACTACAAGTAAAAAGAAGGAAATTTATAAAAGAAGGATAATGGTTGGGGATGTCTTAGCAAATAAAACATTATACGCAGACTTTCCTGATAATTTTGTCAATATTGTTGAACTTGATGGAATATATGTTAATAGAAGTATCTGTGGGTATAATAATAGTTCAGCAGGAACATTAGATACTTGTATTCATGAGTGTTTAGAAAATCCATTTGGATATAGCATTTATGTCGGAACCAATGACAATGATAAGACTATATATTTTTATGCTCTTAAAACAAATAAATTGGAAGTAAATAAAAATGAGTATAAAATGTCAGATACAGTACAAGATGTTACTGAAGTTACTGATTGTCAAGCATATAGACATATTTATATCAAAGATCCTAACATAAGACCTTTAAAAGTTGGAGATGCTCTTAAGAATGGTACTAAATTATATTTTAATATCCCTGATGACATTTCAGAACGATATACAGCTTATAAATATCCACCATCAGCACTCATGCCATTAGCAGTAGAACCAGATTCTGATGTAACTTTAACATTAATAGATAAATTTTTATCTATTACTTATTATGATTCAATTACTGATGTATCAACACGTATTGTCGATATAACTTTAAATGATGGAAGTTCTAATATTGGTATATTTAAAGCACAACATTTTGGGCAACCAAAAATAAATATATCATCATATATTATGACAAACACAATAGTAATCACAGATTACAATGAATTTGATTTTTGGTCTCAGTTTATCTTGGTTGATGAAACTACATTATAAGAGCCTTGAGCTCTTTTTTTGTTTGACAAAAAGCATATTATCTGATATACTGTATTAAATACTGTGAATAGTTTATCGATACTATATAATAGGAAAAGGAGGGGATAGATATGGCTTATACACCTACCGCATGGCAAGACGATGAAACATTAGTAAATGCACAACGTATGAATAACATTGAAAGTGGAGTAAAGAATGCTAATGATAATAAGTCAGATATTAATCATAATCATGATGACAGATATTCAGAATTAAATCATAATCATGATGATAGATATGCGAAGAAAGATGAGACATACACAAAAACTGAAATTGATTTAAAAGTAGGTCCAATTAAGAAAGAGATAAAAGATTTGCAAAGTGACGGTACAACAATTAACAATAAACTTACCGTTTTAGAAAAAGAAACTTCTTCGTTGAGGGGAGACGTTAGAACCAATACTCGAAGTATTAGTACTGCTGAGGAGAATCTAGGAATATTGAGTGAATTAAATACAACGAATAAGAGTAGTTTAGTAGCTGCTATTAATGAAGTAAATATTTCCGGTGGAGGAGGTTCTGGAACAAAAAATTATGAAGAGTTGTTCAAGAAACCTCTAATAAACGGAAGAGAACTGATTGGAAATAAGACATCTAAGGAATTGGGACTGATTTCATCTGGCATAGGTAACGCTCAAGAAGTTATATTTAATGATGGTGAAACGCTACAATCTAAATATGAAGATGGCGGAATTAGAGGTCCGCAAGGCCCAAAGGGTGATAAAGGAGATCCTGGTATGCAAGGCGAAAGGGGATTAACTGGTCCTCAGGGACCTCAAGGAATTGCTGGTCCAAAAGGAGAAAAAGGAGAACAAGGATTAGTTGGTCCTGAAGGGCCTCAAGGACAAAGGGGTCCAGCAGGTCCTCAAGGTCCACAAGGTCCTATTGGAAACATCGGATTAACTGGTCCAAAAGGAGAAAAAGGAGATACTGGACCTAGGGGTATCCAAGGAGAACAGGGTCCAAAAGGTGAAACTGGAAGCGTCGGTCCTCAGGGAGAACAGGGTCCAAGAGGAGATAGCTTTAGAATAACAGACGTGTTAGATAATACGAAGTTATTACCGGATGTTTCTGCAGTTACTGATAATTTTGCTTATCTTGTTCGAAAGAATGAAGAAGAAGTAGAGTATGAAGATGGAGCACACTTGTTTATACTATTAGTTGGAAATAACACCTGGACTGACAATGGTCCATTTAGTGGAGTCGCAGGACCTCAAGGTCCACAAGGAGTACAGGGTGAACAAGGACCACAAGGAATACAAGGAGAAACAGGAAGTCCATTTCAAATTTATGATACTTTAGAATCATTTGCTTCTTTACCAGAGCCGTCTACAGTTACAAATAATAATGTTTATTTAATATTGAAAGATGAAGAGGGAAATGTCTTTCCAATACCACATATTGCAGTTTTACTTGTCGCAAGTCAAAGCTGGTATGACGTAGGTTCTATGGGAACACAAGGTCCAAAAGGTGATATTGGTTTGGGTGTTCCTGAAGGAGGAACTGTAGGACAAGCGTTGGTTAAAAATAGTGATACTGATTATGATACTAGTTGGAAAACTTTAATTCAAAAAACAACAGCAGAGTGCATTTTGGCAGAAGGATGCTCTATTGCTTCTGGACAAATGCCAGTCGCAATAAAAGAAGCTTTTACTGGTATCGTTCAATTAAGAGGATTGATCAGTAGAGAATTGACTTTAGGCACATGGAATGCTTTATGTACAATACCAGAAGGGTATAGACCTTCAGACACAAGAGATTATATGTCTCCTAATAACTCCAATGGCATCGGAGTACATATTAGAATAGATAGCGATGGAAATATACAGGTGTTCCCGACCGCTACTACTGCAGTTGCTAATGAAACGCCGATTTACATAGATACAATATATATGATTTAAGAGAGGTGAGAAGATGGAGAAGATATTTATAAGAGAACGAATTAATGCTGTTGATTACAATAACGTAAATCAATGTCTTTTGTTTACTTCTTCAGATGCGGATATAGAAGGAGGAATTGTTAATGTCAACCTTGAGAGTGATGTGGCTGGATGGTATCAATTAACATTTGATGCTCCTGCTTTTATATTAAAAAATGGAGAGTTAATAGATAACCCAATATTAAAACATTTATTTCCCTTGTCTAAGTTAAAGTATACACGCATTACAAAGACGGGAGATAAAGAGGAAGAACTAATATTATATTTTATAGTTCAGCCAGAAGAAGATAGTCGAGACGAAAGTGGAATAGTTCTAAAATCTTACACTTGTATTGATTATCCAAGACATAATTTATCTAAGGCCAAAAATGGTATAACTATTGGAGAAGATACTTTAGATGAAAAACGTTCTATGACACCTAATAACGAGGTCCCAAACGTAGACGGGAAAGTTCTTTACGTTAAGGCTGACGTTCAATCTCGAATGAATTTTAATAATTATTCAGAATTGGGTGGATGGTTAGATGCATTACCTGGAGCATTTGCTTATATACCAAGTGAAAATAGAGCATTTAGATTAGTGAATACTGACCCAAGTAAAAAAGATTTGAATGATGAGAGTAAATTCATCAACTGGTATGAGTTAGAAGTTAACTCAGAAACGGGAACTTTTCAAACTTGTATAAAAGATAGCGATGGCAATATTATTCCAGAACCAGTATGGAGTCCTGAATGGGGCGGATACCCACTGGCACCAGATCCAAATAAGTATGACTACGGTTCAATTGGAATAAATGATATTGATCCTGCTATAGTTCAATTTTATTGGGATACCGTGTGGTTTAATCCAGAAAAAACAATGGGACGTTATGATGGATTGTTATATAGAAAAAATAGTAGACTTTTATATGATATATATGAAACTTTAGATTTTGAATTTCCAAATGATTTTCTAGGAACTAAATTTAAAATTGAAAATCTTGATGATACTGTTCCTTCTTATACTGGCGGAGCAACAATGTATGTCATCGAAACTGGAACTGTTTGGCAATATGTAAATGATACTTGGGAAGATACACATAAGAATAAAAGAGAAGTGTTTAAAACAAAAGATACTTTAAAGGGAAAATGGGCAAAATTAGATCCACAAAAACCTTATCTCGCCCCTAACTATGCAGATAAATACTTAGATTATATTTTAGAAGGAACTGGATGGAAAGTCGGAGAAGTAGATAAGATATACATAGACAACGGAATTGTTGAATTAGCCGAAGATGGAGTAGTAAATCCTAAGAAAGTTGAGTTAAGTACATATTTATATTTTGATAATTCTAATGCATATAACGCAATATCTGAATTATGCAATGCTTTTAAATGTTATCCTCGTTTTGATCATGTTAATAAGATTGTTAATTTAAAATCAGTTCCTGGGGAAGACAACGGATTAACATATCTATATAGAGATAATTTGAAAAGTAGTAGAATTACTCAAGATGGAGAAAAAGCCGTATCTAAATTATGGGTATACGGCGGAGAAGACTTGAATGGACAAGTGTACATACAAGATTGTAATAGAGTAAATCCAGAGTATTATTTAGCGGATTACAATTCTTTGGATGATTTAAATGCTAGAGTAACTAATCCTAGGGAAGGACAGTATGCTAAGATTAGTTTAAAAAAATATACTTGGGATCAATTAATAGAAAAAACGAAAAAAGATGGCAAAAGATTGCCTATTGCAAATACATTTTTAGTTGGTGAATTACCAGTTAGTTCTTGGGGAACAGGAGCTATACCTGAAATAAATGGTCTGGATCAATTACCTGCCACAGGAGAACTAGGACAAACAGCATTTATTAGAGAACAAGATTCGTATTATTCTTGGGTTCCTGAAGCAAACGCTTGGTTCGATACTTATTTAAGTTCAGAGCCTTCTGAAGCAAGCAATATCATTACTTTTGAAAGAAGATTTGATAGAGAAAATGATCAATGGGTAGATAAAGGACAATTCTATCATTGGTGGGAAGTATTATCTCCATATGCAGATAACTATATAATGGATTTTTCTTATTTCTTGGACAGAAAACTAATGACAGAAGAACAGGTTAATGATATTAAATATAATTTTATTTTACCAATAAGCCATTTAAATAAAAAGAGAGCTCCATTGCTTAATGAATATAGCACATTAAGTCAAGAATTATTGAATTGGAATAATGCTTATGACGAAAGTAAAATAGCAGCAGAAGCCATTGATAAGTCTTTGAGAACGACTTATGCAATTTATGAAACAAAAGATGGAATTACTTCACTAAAAGATACTGGACTTTACCTTTATCCTCCTGGAGCTGATTTTAAAACAGAAGGATGGAGTTTGGCTGAGGTTCAATATTCAAAGTCAAAAGCAGTAGAAGTACCAACGTTTGATAAAATAGCCGAAGCTTTTCCAAATCCTAAAATAGGTAATATGGTAAAAGTAAAAGATACTGGAGAAGTTTATTGGTATGCTAATACATACTCTTTCAAAGATACAATTAGCTATTATTTGGGATGGAATGAAGGAGATCTTAAAGATTCAAAAGCAGATGCAGAAAAGAGAGAAAAGGAATGGCTTTATAGTCCTGATGGAAGTTTAGAAGCTAGAAATAGAGGTACTGGTCTTTTTGAAGAATTAAGAGAACAGGAACTATATCCTAAAACAGATTATGACACTGCTAGTGATGCATTGAAATATTGGTTCAATCCACCTGCTAATATTGATATGATACCAGATGGAATGCCAGGCGATCCTAAAGAGACTTCCTTAGCTCATAATTATTATAATGCAAGAAATAGATTAGTAACAGAAGAAATAAATAAGCAATACGCTTTAGAAAAAATCGCAGAAGTAGAAACTGCTATTACGCTATTGCTTGAAAGAGTCGAAATATTAGAAAATAAAATCACTTCATTAGAGCATAGTCTTAGAGAAAAATATGGCGATTACATTGTAGAAGGTGTATTTACTGACGATACAATGGTTTATATTTATAATTTATGGTATGCTGGACTAAAAGCGTTAAATTTATATCATAGACCTTTAGTTACCTATGAATTAGGTGTTGTTGATGTTTCTGGTTTACCTGAATATTCTACAATGACAGAAGATGTGTATCATGATATTGTATACCGTTTAAATAAACCAGAATTAGTATTGCCTAATCCAGGAGATTATTGTTATGTTACAGATAATAAACTTGGTATAGTTAAGGAAAAAGCTAACATTACAAGTGTTGTAAGAAGTTTATCTAATCCTGCAAATCATCAAATAACAATTGAAACAGTAGACACAAACACAGAAGAATTAATAGGCAAGTTAGTTACAGCAGCTAATACTATTTATTCTAAGGAACAGATATATAACCGTAGTGCTGTAATTAAATCGGATGGAACTATCGCACAAGATACTGTTAGTGCTTCATTAGATGACAATAGTGGTAAACTTACCATAATGTCTAATAATGGTACTGTATTACTGGGTGAAAATGGTATTATTACAACAGATAGAGAAAACGCAGACTTAAGAATGCAATATACCGGAAAGGGTATATTCTCATCAACTAATGGTGGAACGACATGGGAAAATATATTAAATGCAGGAAAAATTAGTATTAAAGCTTTATCAGCAGGAACAATTGATTCTAATACGATTTCTGTATCTAATATAGGAAAGACAGCTAATATTATAATTGATGGTAAAGGAATTACTGCTATTAGTAAAGATGGAGCGGATGCTTCTTCCCCAAATATTACACCAGATGATAAAACTTCTTTCTTCTTAGACGCAAAAAGTGGAAATGCTTATTTTGCAGGAAAAATAAGAGCTAAAAGCGGAGATATTGGCGGATGGGACATTAGCGGTACTGCTCTTAAAAAAGGCGGAGTCGGAATGAGTTCCGATAATAGTAGTCTAAATAATTATGCTTTTTGGGCTGGTAATGTTGATCCAAGTCAGGCTAAATTCTGGGTAAAGCATGATGGTACAATGAAGGCAACTAAAGCAACTATAGAGGGAGATTTAACTGCAACAACTGGAAAAATTGGTAACTGGACTATAAATAATGGAGCTATTACTAATGGCACAACATCTTTGAATTCAGATGGATCATTCAAAAGTGGAAACTTTAGAGTAGATGCTAACGGCAATGTTTACGCTACAAACATAACCGCTACCGGTGGAACTTTTAATGATATAACAGTTAGTGGTAATAGTACTTTTAATGGTACTGTTTATGCTAGTTCAGGTTCTTTTAAAGGAAAAGTAGAGGCAACAGGCGGTTCTTTTAATGGAGCTATTTACGCCTATAGTGGAAATATAGGTGGATGGAAAATAAATGGCCATGATGGTTTTACTCATGATAACGCATCTATAAGAACTAATGGATCATTTGCTTTTTATAGCCAAGTTAAGCCTGGCGGTGGTGAATGTATCTTTGACAATGGTTTTAGACTTCATACTACCCAACAGCAGAGATTGTATACCCCAGAAGGTATAACTATCGGCGCAGGAGTTAGCAGTGCTCCTGATACGATTTCTCGCCAATTATACTTAACAGGAATGAAAACTGGTGACGGGTCTTCAAGAAATGCATCTGGTGTGCAGATTTATGCAGGTTCTGGATGTTCTATTCGTTTAAATGCTGAGAAAAATGTATGGATACGTTCAGGAGGTTCTATCGGTTTAGAAGGAGAAGGAGCAGGAATATTCATTGGAGATGGTACAATGGGGAACTCTGCCTCAAAAATTAAAATAGGAGCAGCAAAAACCGCCCTTTATTTAAAGGGACAAATATATAATAACCTTTCTTCTAGGAGAGTAAAACAAAATATTCAACCAATTACCGATGATGAAAAAGAAGATTTATACAATAATATTAAAAATACAACTTTCTATACTTATAATTATAAGAAGGGTTATGGGGATAGCGGAATAAGAACATACCGCGGCTTTATTATTGAAGATTTGGAAAACACAATAGTAGAACAATATTTAGGTTTTGCTCAAGATGAAAAAGATAATAACATAAAGACTTTTGATACTGTTGCTCTTTCTCAAATGAACTTAATCCTAATACATCAGCTTCAAAAGAAAATAGAGATATTAGAGAAACAAATAAAAAAAGAGAGTAATTAAGCTCTCTTTTTAAATATCTCTTTTATTTTATCTAATAATGTCTTTTTCTTTAACGGACATTTATCTGTTCCGCATTTTCTGATTCTACAGTTTTTTGGTCCTGGACATTTTCTAGGCACAATATCTCACTCTCCATTTCTTTTAATGCTTTATATAATTTCATCAAATCTTCTTCTGAATTATAAATTCCCAAACTTACTCTACAAGTCGATAATCCAAACAAGTCTTTAGTCAATTTAGAACAATGATTTCCAGCTCGAATAAAAATATTTTTCTTGTCTAAATAATTCATAACATCTAACGCTTCAAATCCATCTATATTGAATAATAAAATTGGACTTTGAGGATTAGAATATATTTTTATTTTGGGCAATTTAGATAGTAATCTATGTGCGAATAATCCAAGATACAAATCTTGCATTTGTATTATATCCCAGCTTTGACTTAGAGTTAGAGCGGCGTCTGTACCTGCGAATGCACCTGGGACATTTTCTGTTCCCGCGTACATTTTATCATTATTGTCTAAGAACTCATATTCTCCTTCAGGAAGAAAATATTTATTCATTCCTCCTCCAACTTTCATTGGTCTTATAAAATTTGGTATCTTTGCATATAATATTCCAATTCCCTTAGGTCCATACATTTTATGTAGGGAAAATGCTAGGAAATCAATATTGCACTCTGTTACATTTATTGGAATATGGGCTGCTCCCTGAGCGTGGTCTACAATAAAAGTAATATGTTTTTCTTTTGTAATAGTTCCAATTTCTTTTATTGGTCTAATTTCTCCAGTCGTATTAGTCATACTAGACAAAAGAACAATATCGGGATTATATTCTTTGACAGCTTTATTAAAGTTTTCTATCGACAGAGTATAATCTTCTTTTAAATCTATATATTTTATATCAACAATGTTTTTACCAAATACCATCCAGGGCATTATTGCCGAAGCGTGTTCTAATTTAGTCGTCAATAAAACGGCTTTTTTCTTTATTTTATGAAGCATACTACAATATGAATAAGCTATAAGATTTAGTCCTTCTGTTGCTCCTGTTGTTAATATAATATTATCTGGTTTAGTTCCAATAAAGTCCGCATATACTTGTAAAGACCAATCTTTTAATTGTTGAGTCCAACGAGCGCCGCTATAGGAAGCTCTTCCAATATTGTAATTGTAATTAGAATATACTTTTATCATACTAGATAAACAGCTCCCTAAAATTTGAGAAGTATTGGCACTATCTAAATATGTAAATTTTTTATTCTGTTCAAAGTATGGAAATAGTTTTTGAAAATCATTGTCCATATTTTACCTCCTATTTGGTACCGCTACTACCAAATCCTCCAGATCTTTTCGTTTTTACAGTTTCACCACAAGTATAATATTTTTGAAATACTCCTTGGGCAATTCGGTCTCCTTCTTCAATGACAAAATCTTTTTTACTATTATTCTTAATGCAAATGAAAAAATGACCTTCGTTTTTAGGATTATTGTAATAATCTGCATCTATAATATTTACACCCGCAGGCAATATAATGTCTTTGGCTCCATAAGAACTTCTTATATAAATAAAGAATGCTTCATTTCTTGGCATTTTAATCTTAAAACCCGTTGGTATTTTGGCTATTTCGCCTGGTTTAAGAACGATTCGTATAGGAGAGTATAAATCATACGCTGCACTATTCTTTGTCGCTCTACGGGGCTGAAAATGTAGTTTAAATGACCCTCTAAAATGTGGATCATAAAAATTACATTTTTTTAATTCTTCTGTTTTTTCTATTTCTTGTCGAGAGACCATCTCAAATTCTCTACGCTTCAGTAGCATGACTTTTTTCCTCCTCTTTTTTATTTTGCTCTTCAATTTCTTTTGCTGTTCTAAAATCTCCGAAATATACTCTTGGATACTCTTCTAACGTAACAATTTCTCCATTTGGTCCATCTATACAATAAGGTTTACCGTCAAATTTATCAGCTTCTTTAAATACATTAGAAGCTCTATTGTTTTGGTAAATTTTTACTTGGCTATCTTCGTTATGTTGGATTCCAACTTCATTCCACTCATCATCTTCAAGAGTTAGTGGCATAAGTGGTTTAAATCTAAGTAGTCGATCAAGATAATTTATTGCTATGGAAGCACTGAAACCACTATGATCGCAATCTGCAAAAGCATTTACTACTTTTAAGATACCGTCATTAAATACTTTTTGCATTCGTATATCTTCTTCGTCCCCATCTGTTTTTGCTTCTTCTAAAATTAAATTTAATTCATGTCGAGCATGTTTCACAAGTGCGTTTTCTCGTTCCTCTGTTTTATTTTCTATAATTGATTCTGTTTCAGTTTCTTGTGTGTTTATTTCCATAATATTATTTCTCCTTTCTCAAACGTTTTTCGTATATCTATTAAACGTTGATTTGACGATCCTCTAAATGGACATTCAAGAGTTCTTTTGTTAAGAATAAAAGGACCATCAACGAGTACATCTACTTTTGATATCAAATCCATATACATTAACGGGATTTGTTCAAAAACGTAACCCGTGTAAAGCCATACGTCGAGATCCTTGGCTTTCGCTTTGTCTATTATAGTTTCTGCTATTTTATAATTCTCTGGTTCTAATGGATGTCCTCCCGATAATGTAATCCCAGCATCTCCAGAACTGATTACTTCTTCTATTAACTTATCTATATCTGCTTCTGAGATTTCTTTTCCATAATCAAAAGACTGAGCTTCTGGATTATGACATCCAGGGCAATTTCTACGACAACCAGAAAAGAAAATAGTAGTTCTTAAACCAGGACCATCAACAACACTATTATGTATTACTCCTGCTATTTTAGTCATATTTCCTCCTACTGATGGATATCTACCATCGTGATATACAAATCTTCTCCTTCGTAATCACTATAATCTCGAGCTTCATTTAAAATATCAAACCACTTTTTTCCATTTTGTCCTAATTCTTCTAGCCATTCTTCGCCCTTGTATTCTAAAACAACGCCATAAGGAGAGTTGAACTCAGATTCAGAAAATCCCATAAAGTCTTTCAGTTTCATTGTGTCCGCCTTTTCTCCTTTATAACTTTCAAGTAAATTACTCCAACGTCCTCCAACTACAAACCAATCGCAAAAACCGTTTGGATTGTATTCTTCATATATTCTATTGTTATCATCTACACGATACCCATCTTGATCAGCAACAAATTCAATTTTTTCACGTTCTGTTTCTTTGGACATCAATTCTGTCAATACTCTATCATACCAATCATGATCTTCTTGCTTATACTTTTTAAGATAGGAAATGTACTCTTCTACTTGTTCTAAAGATTCTTCTAAATTATTTGTTCGGTATTCTTTTTTATAATAGTCTGAATTATCCCAACAAAATCTAGAAAACCATTCTTCGCTAAAATCTTGTTCACGATGTATAACTGCTACTATTGCATGCATATTTTACCCCCTTATTCTACTTTCATTTCCTCTGGTGTTTCATATATATTTTTTATTATATAATGATCTTCGTTCCACTCTAATTCATCATGCTGAAGACCATTTATTTCAGTTTCTCCATTTGTATTTATTAAATACGGAGAACCGCAGCATCCACATCCACCTATTGCAATGCCATAAGATAAACTTAATTCACTTAGCTTTTCTAAAAAGCCTTCTACATCTTTTTGCATATTTTTCTCCTTTACATTTCTTTATTCAAATATATTATAACAGAAAAAAGGACATTGTGTCAATAAAAAAACAGGTTTAATCCTGTTTCTTTTTAGTAAGAGATAAAATCTTACCACGGTATTCGTTATATTTATCTAATCTTGTTACTAAATCCATTTGTTCTTCTTTAGATAGCGTTTTAGCAAAATTTTCATAATGTTTGCATTGAGAAAAAGGTTCACAACATCCGCCTGCTCTAACACATTGTGGCACCATTGCCCATGCGATAGTATCATCATATTTTTCTATTTGTTCACGTAAATCTTCAGTATATTCTCTAGTAGTAGGATCTGCACAAGTGCATAAACGACGACCAGCAATGTTGATTAAGCCCTCAATATTCGCATCCATTTCCATAGAGACCGAATCCATTTGACTACGTTGAGATCTGTCTTTAATTTCTGTTCTATCTGCTCTAGAAGTAGATATATATTTTTCAACACCTTCGTGATGGCGCACAAAATGGGTACTAATTGCGTATGGAATATCTGACCATTTCCAAGTGATCCATCCTTTTCTTATTGGGCTATGTCTGCAAATTAAAATTTTCTTTTTCCATGTTTTTGGTGGTTCTTTATCTCCGGCATCTTTACCAATAGTTCTCATGCAAGCTCTTTTTATGCTATTCCAATTAACATTATATTCTAATATTTCAGTTTTCGCCATTATCTCACTCTCCCTTTTTGTTTAATCAAGCATTTACCACACACGGCTTCGTATTCAATTTTATCTGTTCCATCTATTAAAACTTGTTCTCCGTCAAATATTGGTATACCATTCATCTTACGAATATTAAAAGTGGCTTTTTTACCACAAGCACATATCGTCTTTAGTTCTTCAATATCATCAGCTATTTCTAACAAACGAGTAGAACCTTCGAAACCGTTTGTGCGGAAGTCGGTCCTTAATCCATAGCATAAAACACTTATATCGTATATCTTACTTATTAAATAAAGTTCATCTACTTGTTGAGCTGTTAAGAATTGAGCTTCATCAACAATAATAGCGTTTGGTTTTTGAAGGGGTACTTTTGTCATTATGACGTCTGTTTTATCTAATAATATATCAACAGACGCATCTATTCCTATTCGACTAACAACTTTGTCTGCACCCTTTGTGTCAATGGCTGGTTTTATTAATAATGTTGACATACCACGTTCTTCATAATTATGTTTTACTTGTAAAAGAGCTGTGCTTTTGCCAGCATTCATTGCCCCATATCTAAAATATAATTTCGCCATATAATCCTCCTTATACGTATAATAAAGGGGTCTTTTATAGACCCTATTTGTTTCTAAATAATAAAGCAGTATAGAGAAGACTTGCTCCTATCCATTGTAATGACGTAGCTTTGTCTCCCTTACTAATAATGTTTACAACAAGACTTCCTAGAGCTCCAGTTACCATTAAGGCTGGAAAAGCAATTTTTAAGAAAGATATCATTTTAAGCCTCCTTTTCATTACTTTTTTCCTCAATCTTTTGATGCTTTACTCTATCTTTTATTTCTGCTTTTTTACCAGTATTTTCACGACCAGGAGTCGTTAAATAACCAGTTATTCTTTGAATTCTTCTAAAAGGTATAATTCTTTTTATTTTATTTTTTAAAGTTTCTTTTTCCATTTGTTTATCCCTCCTTACTAATCTATTGGTTCTCTCTCATCTCTGCCACACCCTGGGCAAACATGTACATCGTTACTTCCTCTCCAACTGCATCCGCAAACAGTACATTCTGCTATTGGGATATTAACTGCTCCATATCCAACATCAGCATCAGACATAATATGCAGTATGTTTTCAAAAGCATCGATATTCTTTGAAATATCTCCATCAACTTCACAATAAAATATGTGACCTGCGTTTTCAAGATTATGATATTTTCCTTCAATTTTTGCTTTATCTGCAATTGAGATATTATACCACACTGGGATATGTGAGCTGTTGGTAAAGTATGCTCTATCTGTTACCCCTGGAATAATTCCGAATTGCTTACGAGCTTGTTCTAACGCTGTTTTGCAATATGTCTCTGCTGGTGTTCCTAAACAACTAAAATTCAAGTGAGTTTCTTTGACTCTTTTGTCGCAGTAATCTCTTATATATTTAATAATACTATATCCTAATTCATCAGATTCTTGAGACTCTCCATGATGCTTTCCAGTTAAAGCAATTAAGCATTCTGCCAAACCAACAAAACCTATAGATAAAGTTCCTTGTTTAACAACGTCTCTTATTTCATCTGTTGACGCTAAATCATCTGAACCAAGCCAAATTCCTTGTTCCATTAGACTTGGAAAATTATATTTACGATTTTGACACTGTCCTTCATATCTTTCTAGCAGTTCTTTGTCAGCAATTTCTAAAGCGTAATCTAATTCTTTAAAGAATTTATCAATATTTCCTTTTGCCCTTAATGCTAATAATGGTAGATTAATAGACGTAAAAGAAATATTGCCTCTTCCAAATGCTCCCTCACGACCATTAACATTAGCCATAACCCTCGTACGACAGCCCATTGTGTTTATAATACCATAATAAGGATCTCTTTCATAATATGGTAAATTAAAACTTGCATCGACAAAAGCATATGTTGGGAATAATCTCTTACTTGAGCATTCCATTGCCAATCTGAAGATATCATAATTTGGGTCTCCTTTTTCAAAGTTAACACCTTTTTTTAATGTATAAATTAAGATTGGAAATATTGGTGTTTCGTGTTTTCCTAAACCTGCCATTTGAGCTTTTAATAGATATTCTGAAACCATTCTTCCCTCTGGACTTGTGTCTATTCCAAAATTTAAGCTACTGAATGGAACTTGTGAACCAGCACGGGATGCCATTGAGTTTAAGTTATGAACTAAAGATTCTGCTCCTTGGAAAGTGTCTTCTTGAGTATAAGCGTATGCTGTCTTACAGATATATTCATAACCGGGTATAACATCTTCTATACTTTTTATTTCGTCTACCTGTTTTAATAATGGTTCCAAAGCAATACTAGCACTCTCATGCTTCTTAGCATCTTCATAAGCTAATAATTTTTTAAGATGTTTCTTAAAAGTTTTTAGTACATATGGAGCTAGAGCATAGTCATAGTTAGGAATACTTTGTCCACCCCACATATCATTTTGGTTACTCTGTATTGCGATAGCAGATTGTAAAAATGCGGTTTTTATATTTGATGGCTCTCTTAAATATCCGTGTCCCGTACTAAAACCATCTTTAAATAATTTTGGTAAATCAATTTGAACACATGTCATTGTTGTTGTTCCCCATCCTAAATCGTGAGGATAAATAATCCCAGCATTTATCGCTTCTGTAACATCTTTTGAGAAAAAATAATTTTTCATATAACTTTTTATTACATCTTCAGAAATATGTAGATGCCTTCCAGACGGAGTGTAACCATTAACATTCGCATTATCGTTTTTTTCTTCTGTTGCCTCATTTGATAGAATGTCTAAAACGTTACTTAATTCCCTAGCTTTTGCTCTTTTCTCTCTGTATTCTTGGTAGCCTTTTGCTACTTTGCGAAAGCCAGCCTTTCTCATTTTAGCTACTATTATATCTTGGATTTCTTCTACTTCTATCCCATCTGTATATTTTTGTGCTTCTGTTTGTATATCTTTTATTACATCTTTAATAAATATTTTCTTTTCCTCAGTTATTTCTCCATAATCTAAGAAACCTTTAGTTATTGCGTTTCTGATTTTTTCTTCATTGAAATCTACAACATTTCCATTTCGTTTTATAACTTTTATTTTCATATCACACCTCCTTAAATCCAATGCACCGTTGGATTTCCCCTAAAACCTTTTTCCCATATAAACCAAGCATAAGATGCTGCACTTGATTTTTGAAATTCTCTTTCGTCATTATTAATTGCACACTGTTCTCTTCCACTGAAAACCCAAATTTCCTTAGGTGGATATAGAGAAAATAATTGTTCGTATCTTTTTTGTCCTTCTAAAAAAGTTGTTTTTAAAAACATGTAAATATATTCCGCTCCAAGCTCAATGGAATGTAATACAGTTTCCATTGCGATAGAATAGGCTGGGTTAGTTAATATGATTGGAGCTCGTAATTCGGTAGTTGTAAAAAAGTCTTCCACATAATCTAATTTTTCTCTACGTTCTACAATATCGCTCGTGATAACAGTATAGCCAGCTGCTTCTAGCGGCTTCTCTAGATTACCTTCTCCTGCCATAATTTCCCATATTGGCATTCTCGGGATTTGATGCTTCTCTAATAATCTGGTAATAGCTGTTGGAGAAGTTGCATAAAAATCTAACCAAGCTCTGGAATGATCCGTATGATTTGATGCTCCGAGAGTTACAAATGTACTTTTTTTATTTCCTGTCCAATCTTTTTTTTCTTTCATAGCTCTTTTTTCTCCTTTCCAAAATTTATTAATTCATGAATTTCTTCTTCTGGTTTATCTAATTGTGAGTAAACGTATTTTCCAAGAAACAAAGCATCGGCCTCATCTTCTTCAAAGTCTCTTTCATAAATTAACTTTGCTCTGACTAAAGTTGCTTCTTTTTTGTCTTCTCTTTTTGTCCCTCTTATGTTTGAATAACTTCTCCACATATCTGCACCATAAGAGTATACTTTTATTCCTTTCTCATATTCAAAATGATAAAAAAGTATTCCTCGTAACATCGCTAGAGTTTTAAATACTAAAGTATTGTATTCTAGTTGTATATCTTCTATTGCTAAAATCTCTATTTGATATTCTTTTATTAGTCTTTCTATTTCATCTATTAACTGATTAATTCTTTTCATTAATGGTAATTTTTTGTCTGCAGTAAAATATCCACTTTTTATTAATTGTCCATATTTATTTAACACTGCCCAACCTGTTGTGTTAGTTGCAGCATCTAGAGATAACAAATATCCTCTTGTTGAACGTATTTGTTTTTCTTCCGCTTTGATACATTCTATACATTCCCAATTATTTTTTTGAAAATTGTTAAATGTATCGGTTTGACGATGCCCCATTGAACAAACGATACTTAATAAACTGTCTGCATTTTTATAATCTTCGATATTTGTTATCTCGAAACCTCGCTCTGCTAATAGATTATATAGATTCTGTTGTTTATTGTTCATTAGAATCTTCCTGAGCGGATTGCGTTAGATTTCCATCTTGCTTGTTTTCTTCTTTTTGCGTATTCGCTTGGGAGATATTTGCTTCTTTTCGTCTCGCTAATTCTTTCTCTACTTCGTTGATTACTTTCATTATATCGTTTTGTTGTAACCCATTCATACCCAATTGGAATATTTTTTTCTGCAAAAGAGTTGTTAACTGCTCTTTTGTCATTTCTTTCAAATCTATAGTTTCCATAAATCTTCCCTCCTTGTTTTTTTAAAGTTTCCACCTTTCCTGTTTTAGTTTTTATTGTTATTTTTATATTACCAGGAGTGTGGTGATCTTGAATCCATTCATAAAACTCCATCCAATAAGGATCATCTTCAATTCCGTACAAACTATTTTTAAAACCTCGAATAGTTTTATTATTAAATAACCATGCCCAATATTTGGGTTCTATCTTACTTATACAAATGGGTTTTACAAATTTAATTATACTATTATTTTTAATTTCTGTCATCTTTTCAATCCCAACATCGGAATTGAAAAATAAGAGGGGATTGTCATAAATGTACATTTTTTTGTGTATTCCTTCTTCTCTTAGCAAGAGTTCTCCATCTTGTTCAAAGAAAAGTTTAGAGGGGAAAAAATCTCTTCTCCAATCTTTATCTAGGATAAAATTTTTTCCTCCTTCTGAAATGTAATACAACAATGGTTTATAAATATACGTGTTAATTTTTGTATAAATAATCTTGGGCAAATCTGGAAATTGAGGTCTATTTGGAAAGCCTTCCCCATATTCCTCTATTGGTAAAAATAAATATTTTGGAATAAAATTTAGTGGGACACTTTTTGTTTTATAATCTTTAAATACAAATATTTTATTATATTTTTTTAAGTTGTCATAACTTATATCTAATATTAATCTGCACTTGATCCCCTGCTCTAAATAGTATGAGCTCACAAGAAGAACACCGAAGTTATAATTACAGAATTTTTTTGTTGAAAGTAGATCCCAATCAAGAATTCCTATCATAAAAATTATCCCTCTCCATATCGATATTTAGTTGATTTAACTTTTCCTAAAGAATCTATTTCTAATATCTTAGATAACGAACGAACCCTAAAAACTTCTCCAGACTTGTATCCATTTACAATTAGAAGAGTTCCTTTATTAAACCAAGATTTTTCTAATGTTTTTTTACCTTCGGCAGTCATCTCACTTATAATTTTATTATAATTAGCAAATAATTCTCCAGTGAATTTTAACGTTACAACTCCAGTAGTGGTTAATAATGTAACCATATGCTTATAAGCGTCTTTGCCTAATACAGTTCCGCAAATAGAAACAGTATGTTTGTAATCTCCATCTTTTAGATGTGCAATATCTATTTGACTTTCTTCCAAAGAGTCTAATTCATGTCCTGAGTAGTAAAATCCTAATACTTCCATCTCCCAACTACTGTCGTTTCCATTACAGTATTGTTCCCAGATTTTGTTTACCTCACATTTTTGTATTTGCTGAATTAATTCCTCCTCATTACTTTTTATCCAATCTTTTATACCTGTCATTTCATTATCATATATTTTCTTCCAAACCTTTGTATCTAAAAGACCATTAGAAATATCTATGTTTGGAAAATTTTTACATAAGAAATTTATAGCTCTCTCGTCTAGTCGATATCCCTCCGGAATCTCTAAATCTTTTAGATACTTATTAAAATTGTATAAATATTTATACGAAATTAGGTCTTTTGGAATTAAATTATATTCTATAAGACTATTCATATTTTGAAGCGTTATTCGGGTTTTTTGAGGGGTTATCGACAATAAATAATTATTCATAATAATTCTTTTTTCTCCAAAAGCATCAAAAGCTCCCGCTTTAATAAGATTGATCATTTGTTTCTTTTGTGGTTGTATCTTTGTAATGAAATCTTTTACACTATTATATGGTCTTTCTTTAATTATCCTTTTTGCGAGTTCATCTCCGATTTCGCTTATACCTTTTAATCCATATACGATTGCATCTTTTTGTACATCTGGAACGAAACCAAATTCAGCAATATTTATATCAGGTAATTCTACTTTGTACCCTTCTGATTGAACACGTCCAATTGCGGCAGCTACTTTAGCGTAATTAACCCCTCCGTTATCTTCTTCTCCTAATGCTCCTGCTTCTACCGTAATAACAGCAGTCGCCCAATAAATTGATGGGTAATGATAAGCTAAATTCATTTCCTGCAACCCAATAAGAGAATAGTAAGTACAATGTGTAAGATTGAAACTATACCCAAGCTGGCGTTTAATTTGGACATCCCATATATATTTAAGAATGTCTTCTGAGCATCCATTTTCGATACCGGTTTTTAAAAAATATTCTCTAAAACTATCTACTTCTTTTAGTTTTTTCTTGGCAACAATTTTTCTTAATTTAGATGCATCACTAAAACTAAAATTTGTAAATTCTGGTATCATCGTTATTTGCATCATATTTTCTTGAGATTCCAGTACTCCATTATATTTCTTTAGATATTCATACAATATCTTTTTTTCTTTATCTGTTCCATTAAGACTATATACTTCATCTTTTAATTTTTGTGGATTTAGTTTATATTCAAGATATTCTTCTGCTGGCGATTTGTGACCCTTTTCAGGCACCAATCTCATTAAACTATTTGTCGCCGCTAACTCTAATAAAGAAGATGGATGGATACTTGCTAGTGTCTGTTTTGCGACAACAGAATCCATTTGAAATGCACTAATAATTTTACCAGCATTTAACATCTCCCACATCTCTTTAGTTGTTCTATCTAATACATCTGGATGAAGATATTTATTATATGTCGCACGCAAACTTCCTTGCCATTCAATATATCCATCTTTTATTAATAAGTCCATACAAACATGAATTTTATCTAAAGCATCTGTTGATAGAAAATCATATTTGATTGATCCCATCTTCTCACTGTCTCCAAGATCGAACTGAGTTACTCGCGTTCCATTTGGCGTTGTTGCTAATGCATTCATATCGTGAATACTTCCATTATATAATACATGTCCACACGCGTGTTGTCCAAGTCTTGTAATTAAACCAGATATAGCGCATGCTGTTTTAAAAAGATTGGGGTATTTATCTATCTCATTTTTAAATTCTTTTGATGCCGGAATATCTTTATCTGGATTTCCAAAATAAGTGTCCTCTAGTGAATAGCTAAAACCTCTATTTTGCCCAATTAAACTTGAAAGATATTGTCCGATATCATTTGATAGCCCCATCCCACGGCAAGCAGTTAGAATTGCAGAACGAGAACCCTCTGTTCCAAAAGTGCAAACCGACACAGAATCTCCACCTATATCTTTACACATTTTATATACCATCTGTGAAATTGTCTCTCTTTTACTTGCTTCTGAGTCAAAATCCCAATCTGGCAACTCTGCTCTTTCTCGATGTATAAAACGATAAAACCATAAATCGAAACCTTGCTCCAAAGGATCTCCATCGCAAATTCCTAACAAGAAACATACTAAACTAGCGGGACCAGAACCTCTACCTGCTCCAGTTATCGAACCGACTTCAGACCAGATTTTCTCTATTACGACTTTAATTGTTAAGAAATATGACATCAATCGTTGTTGTATTTTATCGCTTACTACCCACATCTCTTCCAATTCTAATTCAATTTGTTTCAAATGTCTCTCTAATCGTTCTTGTGGTAACTGCATTTTTTTCAAAGCATCTAATACTAAAAATACTCCATAACGATCATCTTCATAAGGAGATGTAATATATTTATTTATATATTCATATTTCGGATTTACTCTACTTGTTTTTAAATAATATTCAAAATTACTTATATCTCTATCATCGGGTAAACGTGGTATTACTTGTCCATGATACAAGTTATATCCCTTGACTCTATCAGTGATAGAAATGGTATTATTTAACGCTTCGGTGATTAAATCTTTTGGAAGATAGCTCATTAGCTGATAAATTTCATCAGAAGACATGAGATAAGTATATCTGTAGAAATCGGCGGTTTCTCTTTCCTCATCTTTTGATTTTAAGAAGGCTTCGTGTATCGGGAAATCTTCTGGTCTAGCATAATGAGCATCAGTTGCAATTGTTAGAGGAATGTTATATTTATTATGTAATTCTATTAAATATTTATTATATTCAATCTGTTCTTCATATGCTGCTGGAGACATTTCTAAATAAAAATTGTTTTCTCCAAAGACTTTTTGACACCATAAAAGATGTTGCTCTACTTTATCAAATTCTTTTCTTTCAAACCATATTCCTAATATGTTTCCAATACAGGCACTAGTTCCTATAATATGTCCTTGATTTGGCATAATAATTTCTTCTAAATCAGAATACCATGTAGGGACACGTTTTAAAAACATCATATAACTTCTTTCCCATGCCCTAGAACTTAATTCTCTTAATTGTTGATGTCCCTCATTATCTAAAGCCAATAGAATAAAATGGGGATATTTTTCACCTTTTTCAACAGTATCTTTGTTTAGACCATTACGACATAAATATATTTCGTTACCCAACACGACTTTAAAATTTTGCCATGTCTCATCATTTGGATTTTCAGACTGCTTCTTCTTCAAATACTCTAAGGCTTTTAAATGTCCTCCTAAAAATTCATGATCGGTGCAAGCGACTGCGCATAATCCTAATGAATGAGAAGTATCTATTAAGGTCGGAACTTTAATTATTGAGTCAATAAGCCTAGTATTCGAATAATCTGTATGGGAATGTAAATTAGCATATCTCATATCGTTTCCTCCTCAAATTCTTTTTTCTTAATCTCTTTTTCTAAAAATATTATATCATAAAAAAAGAATAACTGTAAAGTTATTCTTTTGGTTTGTCATATTCTTGTAATAATTCTTGTGATACTTGTTCTATAACTCTTACACTCTGAGTTATATTATTAAGATTATTGCTAATTTCGTTTAAAACTAAATTAACATTTATACTAGTGAAACCTCTTTTTTCATATTCGCCTATTGCTCCTATTTCTCCAACAAAAGTAAGTAATCTCTCTATCTGTTGAAGAATACTAGAATTGTGTCCAGCAATAACCTTTATGTTATTTTTTTCTTCTTCTGACATCGTTTTACCTCCTTGGACGGATTACTTTTGTGATGTACATATATACGTCATACATAATTGAAATATCTTGCATATCTGGAGTTGCATCATCTTTATTTTGATAACGTTCAATTCTTTCCAAGTGTTCTGTAAGCGTAGTTCCATACTTTTCACATATTTTTCTGTAGCTATCCAAATCGATGAACATTTTTGAATGTTTTAATTTTTTATTTTTATTTAATATCTTCATATCTTTTACTCGCTCACTTTCTCTATTTAGACAGGTATATATTTTTTGTTGATAACATAGTGCATCTAAAGGAACATTACCAAGATTAAAATCCCATCTACAATCTCCATAGTATTGTTCATATTTACATTTTCCCGAATAACACATTTTATATTATACCTCTCATTCTTTTTTATCAATATAATTATAATATATATAGATACGACGAGTCAAGTATTTTACTTAAATTCTTTTTGCAATAAATGACTTACTTTTAGTTGTAATTCTTTTTTTTCTATTGGAATTTCCTCAATATTTTTTTCTTTTAAAATATCTTTTAATTGTTTTATTGTAGCATTTTTTACAAAAAGAGACAATATTTTATTATAATCGTCTATAGTCTGTTTTAATTCTCCTCTAGCTACACGATACTTTTGAATATTTTCATATTCGCCATTTGTTACTGCCTTTAGTCCTTTTGCAGATAATATCTTATTTATTAGTCTCATCATTTGTTATCTCCTCGTCAAAGTCATCTTCAAATTCAACTTGGAATGTTTGAACATAAAGATTTATTAACTCTTCTTTATTAATATCTTTTTTAAATTCTACTCCAAGCTCTTTTAAAGCATTTTTTATCCAAGTACTTCCTTTACATTCTGCAAGTTCTCTTAATATCTCATTGTATTCTCTTCCTAGTTCTCTAACGACTTTAGATACAGCAGAATGCTTTTCAACTAATCTTTTATAATCATCAGACCAAGAGGCAGGAACTCTAATAAAACCTTGTTTTTTTAAATGTTTGTCTATTAAATTTTCAATCATTTTAATCCTCCTTTTTCGTTTTACAATAATATTATAATGTTTAAAACTAGATTATGTAAACATTAACCTAAAAATCATATACATTCCATTCGTTGCCTTGTTTTTCTATTAATTCATATCCGTCTACTATCATTTGTAATTTAGGTTGATCTTCCCAATCATTCCAAGAAATAGTCCCGATGGCATTCATAGTATAATTTTTACTATCTTTTAGTCTATTTACTAAGTCTATATCATCAAATATAACAATATCGATCTTGGGTGTATTAATTTTCACATGTTGTCCTTCTTTTCCCATATACTCAGCTCCGATACAATCTATATCAGTAATCATCATAAGAGGTTTTTCAATTCCACTTCCCCATATATCTTCTTGAGCAAATAGTTTTCCTAGTGTCTCATTGAAAGGTCGACATGGGATTACTGCTTCTACTGTATAAAGTTGATTATCGAAATCTATCTTATCTAATTTTTCATATGCTTCTGCTAAAAACCCATCAAAACTGTCTTTAAATATTTTTGCTCCACAGGCCTCTGCATGTCCAGCGAATTCTCTAACTCCTGTCATTTCGTTAAATATGCTTCTTGGATCTTCAAATCCTTCAGCGGTTATACTGCGCATACTACCCGCCCAACAATCTGGCATAGTATTATCTTCATAATCATGAAAGTGCTTTAATAATAACACTGGTCTTTTATAACTACTTAGTAATCTATTAGCTATTAAGCCAGATAATTCAAAAGGTAATTCATTTTCCTCATCAATATAATATATGAGATTATGTTTTAAATTTATTTCTGGTTCAATTATTTTTAATGCTGATTGAACAAGTCGATTTTGTTTAGCCTTTAAATTTTTACAAATACGACACATTTCAATATATCTTGGCACAACTTCTCCATCAGCTCCACGTTTTTGACTATTAACATTTTCATTAGGACAAATTAATGTATTAAACAACATTTGTTTTTCTTCCATTGAACCTAATCGTATTACTGCATTTATATTAGGCCCTATAGACCATCCTATATCTTTAATTGTTACAACTTCTACAGGATTGCCCATCCTATCTTTTAATAATTCATTGAAAAATTCGTGATTTTTGATATGTTTTAATCCATATCTAATAATATATTGATTTTCTAATTCTTGTAAACTCATTACGTCTGCAACCATTCCTATAGATGCTAATGCATACAATCTATCAAAGGTGTAATCTATATCATATTTATGACAAAAATATTGACACGCTTTTAATACAACTCCTGCTCCAGATAAACTTTTATTTGGATATGGCTCATAGTTACAATTGACAACAATTGTATCAAAATCTTCTTCTGGATAATCGTGATGGTCAAAAATTATACTTGGTATATTTTTTTTCTTTAAAGTTTTATAATCTTCTGGATTACCAGATGCATCTGGAACTATAATTAAATTCGCATTACTTGCTAATGCTTCTTTTAAGTCTAATCCATGTTCTTTTCCCTCATGTATACCAATTTCTATTTCACAATTACTTATTGAACTAATAAATTCATATAATATAGCACTACTTGTAAAACCATCTGTATCAGCATCAACTTGTATATATATTTTTTTACTTGGCTTATTTTCTAAACCAATAATAACACTTTGTAATAGATTGGTTGCCTCATCTATATTTTTTAATAGACTTGGATCATTCTCATTTTCTTTTGATACCTGTAGCCAACTTTCGGGATCTTCTATTCCTCTATATTTTAACATTTCTCTAAGCAGAAGCCCGGGGTTAATGTTATTATAGTCTATGCCATCAAAAGTCCTCAATTTCCACTTTAGTTCTTTCATCTTTCTCTCCTTTCTTTAAATATTTTTCTTTTAGCTCATTAAAATTTTTTCTATTTCTATATAATTTATTCCAAATTTCTCTGCCCTTATCAATAGGGGCATCTTTGTTTTCTAGAAAAGACTGTTCCCAGTCATAAACTATTTCGACATTAAAACCTTTGGCATCTAACTTATTTGCTTCTTTTAACATTTTATATAATCCAAAATATTTATCATACTCACCATTTTCATTCGGCAATAAAGAATAATCATTATCTAAAGCTAGAACTACTGTTTCTACTTTGTATTGTTTCAAAAGTTCTGTTTGATATATGCTAACATTACTTCCTCCTATTGATACAGCTTTATTTCCGACATAAAGAGATTCATATAATATGGTTGATTTTTCGGATTCAAATATAATTGCTCTTTTTGCGTTTTTAATATTCTTTTTATTAAAATTGAGTCCATATAATATCTTTCCCTTATCATAAGTATAAATTTCGTTATTGTGAATAAGGGGCATATATTTTCGTCCATTTTCAATGTCTTCTTGATTAAAGTTTCTCACTTTAGCTCCAACAAAAACTCCTTTGTCATCATATATTGGAATTACCATACGATTTCTAATCATATCAAATTTAATTCCAAACTTATCCATTGCATCAAAACTTATTCCTTCTTTTTCCCATACTTTTAAATATTTCTTATTTCTTGAAAAGCAATTCATTATACTAGGATTATATTCCGTTAATGATTTATGCCAATCTTCCTCAATCTCTTTTTTCACATTTGAGGGTGGAGTAACTATGGCAAACCCATCTCTTAAACGTTCCTGAATAATCCTCTCAATAATAATTGCTGCATTTGACAAAGAATATTTTATCCCTCTAGTACGATAAGCTTGAACGACAAATTCAAAAGGATTCATTGAGCCACAGCATGTATAGCAATGAAATTTTTTGCTATCTTCATAATAATATAATTTATGTTTTGCTGTTCCAATTATTTCATTATGGCATCCTGTTGGCATGATAAGTTGATTATTATAATATCGGATAGATGTTTCTGGAATACCAAATTTAGAAACTAATTGAACAATATCACTTGTCGTTATCATATCTAATATTTTATTATATTTAGTAGTCACTTATCTCACTTACCTTTCTGTTTTCTTCTATTATTTCTCCAGTTTTTTCATCAACAACCGGAAAAGCTCCTTCACTTACTAATTGGTTAACTTTTAATTTAATTGATTTCATATCAATAGGATTATTACTTGTATCTGTTACAAAACAATCTTGACTTCGACAAGTTCCCAAGTCTGTATATCTCCAAATTCTTATGTTTCTCCATTTGCCTCGTCTATTTTTATATACATCTAAAATTTGAGTTGGTTCAGGGGTGCCTAATTGAGTAGCTAAGGCTCTCGCAATTTCTTTCTCTTGAGCTTTTACAATAGTCGTTGTTATCATTGCAAAGTCTACTTTATCTGCAATACTTTTGGCTCCACGAATCATAGCCTCATTTTTTATTTCTCTATCTTCATAAGAAGAAGCATTTAATTGAGTTGCTGTGCTTATATGAATATCTAATTCATTTGCCAATTGTTTCAATTTATCAACAAATAACATTAACCAAACGTCATCTCTCATATCTTTTTTCCCTTGATAAGTTGCACCAGAAACATGAACATAATCATAAAAAACATATTCAATATCTTTTTGCAATGCGTATAATCTTATCTTAGCAGCTATTGAATCAATCGATGGCTCAGGCACAAACTCAATATAAACGTTATGACAGCTTTTGATTATTTCAACCGCTCTCATTACTCTATCTTTTTCTTCTATTGTATCATATTTTCCATTTAATATTTTTTCTTCATTAACTCCTGATACATAAGCAATAAACATCGTTTGCACTTCTTGGTGCTCTAACTCTGTCGTAATAAATAATACTGGACAATGCATACCGGTTTCTATCCACGCTTCTCTTTTTTCGTCATAATACATCGGAAAACCAAGTTTGGCAACATTACCTGCCGCCATTCTTGACTTACCACTTCCTGAGCTAGCTGAATTAAGATAAACCTTCTTTCTTCTTGCTCCTCTACATACAGTATTTAAAAGATCTCCTATTAGGGGCATTCCCATTTCGGGCTGTTCTTCTAAAGAATGTAGTAAATCATCCAATCCTTCTCCAGCTTCTATCCCACTTTTTTCTATAAAGTTTTCGTATCGATCTTCTATCTTTGCGATCTTTTCTCTATAATGGTCTATTATCTCTTTGTAAGACATATTATCTATTTTATCTGCCATGGCCATTGCTTTATCAGGTTCAGCAAGAGGATTGTAAAGATCGGATATTTCAATTCCACTATCTCTTAAATCTTGAAACAAAGAATACTTTTTTAAATTACTATATTGAATGTCATAATCATATGCATTGTAATTTAGATTATTTATTTCGTTTAATAATCCCTCTCCTCGTGCTTCTTGGAATTCTTTGAAGGCACTGGCACTCTTGCCTATTTGCATTATAACTTCTTGTGGCTGTATGTCAGTGTTTCCTCTTGCATATAAATTTAGCATTGCCGAATACATTTGTTTATATACTTTTTTAGAAAAATCTTTTGCTTTTATTGGATACTTATCATCAAAAAGTAAAGAAGGAGTATGCATTAAAAAAGATAAAATTATTTTCTCGGTCATCTCTTTATTATCCATACTATCCCTCCAAACTTTCTAAAATACTTTTTCTTTTACGGTAAGTAATTACCACTTCTTCTTGTTCTATTTTTGGCACACGTTTTGGACCAATTTGCTTCCAATATGCAGATGCTTCTTTATAAATGTATGGAACTATTCCTATGCCTCCATTAGAACGTTCTATTCCGTTTTTCTTAACATCATACCAATATTTTAAAGACAAATATATTCCTTTATAAGTCATTCCTTGCAATATAAAATCTTTTATTTGTTTTCCTATGCGTTTAAAATTTGCTTTTTCACCAAAAATTTGAGAGCAATATTGAATAATCATATTATAAGCTGTCCCATCTACGTCGATTTTTGGTTCATGACAACGTAAATGAGCGTACCTTCTATATCCAATCTCTTGATATTTTTCTTTATCCCTATCAAATTTTTCTTGGCAGAATACACATTTAACGATATGCATATTGCCCTCCTTTCTTATCTAAAAAAAGTAGCGTTTAAATTACGCTACTAATGCCTTTAAATCAGCCAAAGCAGCTTCTACTAATTCAATCTGATTTGGTGTTGCTTCTGTTATCTTTTTGCCTTCGCCCAAATAAGATGATATGATAGCTTTCGCTTTTGTAGATATTGTGGTATCACCCTTATTGCTTTTTTCTGCAACTATCTTTAAAGTATCATTAACTTCTTTTACAACATCTTTCCATTCTCTTGTTATTGGGTCGACAATTGCCTCTTGAATAGATGTTTTTGTACCAGTCATATCTGCTCCAGATTCTGCTAATTTCTTATCAGCTTCTTCAATAATTTTAACTAAATTATCGTAACTAAATACTGCTTTCTCTGGTAAATCTTTATATCTACCACCGGCCTTAACTCTAATTCCATTTTCTATCGTTTCTCTTAAGTACATATAAGGTATTGTTTTTCCTTCTTCATTAGGTTCAGCTATTACATTTATTGTTAAATCTGCCAATCCCTCTACAAAACTTCTTGGTCTCTTTGGTAAATCTGGTGCAACTTCTGTTCCGTATTTGAAGCCAAGTTCATTTGGAACATCTTTTGTTGTAATGTGACTAATCATAACTAATCCGTATCCTTCTTTTGCAATATCCATAATTGCACTTGAGAATTCATTCATTGATTTGTTTTGATGAATACCAATTTCGTAATCACTTAAATCACTACCATCGTTCTTTTGCATCCAAGTAAATTTTGCTGCAAGATTCCATAAAATACCTAGTGGATCGATACCAACATATTTGAATTTTTTCTTAGCTTCGTCAGATTTTAATTGTTTAACAATTTGCTTAAATTCAGTCCAACTATTACAAGGTTGAACCATTACTCCTGATAATAGGTTAGTGCCTGGTTCTAATCCTATGATTAAACAGTCAGGTAATTTACTTAGAAAAGTTGTTTTACCTGTTTTCTTTTCTCCTGAAAGTAAAATTATCTTTCCCTCTAAGCCAGGTTTTACTTTACTAGGTGTTATATTACAAATATCTATTGCCATTTATATTCCTCCTTTTATTAAAAATCTAAATATGGATTACCAGAATTATTGTTACTGCTCATTCCTTTATTAGCTAAATATCTTTCTTCTATATCTTTTAAAGCTGCTGCTCTTAAAGATAATAGCTTATTTCTATTATAGAAATGTTCGTCTTCTGTTTTTGGACTTGTTCCACTATTGATTACTAATCTTTTAATAACATCTGTGTATTTCTTTGTATTTCCTGTTCCAAAAGCTGTTTCTTGTACAACTTCAGTTACTCTTTGTTCATATACTATTTCACCATAAGCAGTAACTAAATCTCCAGGATTCCAATTATTTTCTATATATTTAATACCTTCTTTATTGGTTACATACATAGGTACTCTTGTAATTCTTTCTCCAAAACCAACAGTTAAAAGTTCAACTCTTAATTCTCCTGTAGGTTCTCCTTCATTATCTACAACTTCTTTCACAGAATCTACAACGCCTTGTACTGTAAAAGAATTGTTTCTAGGAGCCATTTTTGTCGCTTGATCAATAAATACAGCTCTTAATCTCCATCCTTCAACAACTTTATTTGTTCTTTCTGAATAAAAAGAATTGTCTGTAATTTCTCCTCTATTGATACTTACGCATACTGCTTCAGCATTTCCTACAGTAGCAGCTGATGGCCAACTAATCATTTGTACATATCTGTCATATAATGCATTTCTTGTTCCATCTTTTTTTAATTCATATTGAAGACAATCTACTGGTATAATACATTCATCTGTAGCTGTCCCTGTATTAATTTCTAATGTTCCTCCTATAAATTTTCTACCATTTTTGTCTGTTTTTACTTCAAGAGTATTATTTACTAATAATCCTTGAAGCTCTACAATATTTTGAGTAGGTTGTAATTTTTCATTCATATTTTTTTCCTCCTTTTTTTATTTCAAATATATTATAACTCTTTTTCTGTTTCTTGTGAATCTTTATTTTCTTCTTTCTCAGGAAGTTTAATTTGAGATAAATCGACAACCATTAAATTCCCGTTTCTAAATATAAAAGCATATTCTCCGTCCTGCAATCCGTGCTTAATAATTAAATTAGCTATATCGGTTTGTAAATCAAATATATTTTCTTTCATACTCTTCCTCCTTTTCTAAAAAGATTATATTACTTTTCCACAAATTTGTAAAAGGTTTTTAATTCTTTAATTTTTTTAAAAATAAAAAGACCTGTAATTGGTCTTTTTTGAGCAAATTATATAGAAAGGCTGTTTAAAAAAATATTTCTAATATAATGATTCATTAAAAATATTTTAAGCATTTTATCTACAAATTAATCTATTAAAAAACAATTACATATATATCATATCATAAGATTTTAGGTTTGTAAAGTTTTTTTATTTTTAAAAATAATTTTATGTTATTTTAGCAAATTTGATAGTTAAAATAGATTTAATTTTATTGTTTTTATTCTTTTAATATAATTATATTAAAAAATTTTTTGACCAAAATAAATAGAAAAGAAAGTAGATATTTTAGGTCTATTATTTAAGCAAAATAAAAAGACGATTTTACTCGTCTAAATATTTCTAACCGTATGATTATATAATAATCTTACTAGTTACCTTTAACCATTTTGCTTATTGTAATGCTGTCTCCGTTGCTTAATTGAGTTTGTAAACTTGAAGTTGAACCGTTTACAACAATTGTGTATTTGCTGTAATCTTCATCTCCGAAAGCTTCAACTAAAGCTCTTGCAACTGTGTCTCCTGCAAATAATGTTACGTTTTTACGTGCTGTTGGAAGTTTAACAACTTCTACTGTGATTCTTGAATTCATAAATCTTTTCTCCTTTTCTTTCTTTATTTTTTACATTTATATTATAAAATGTTTTTCAACATTTTGTAATCTATTTTTTTATTTTTTTTCTTAAAAGTTTTTTTCTTTTTCTTAACTTTTACATTTATATTATAAAACTTTTTTGAAGTTTTTGTAATCTATTTTTTTAAATTTTTTAGAAGATAATCTCATCCGTAACTTCTTTTACTGTTTCTACGACATTTTGTTCGAAATTTTCGGTATATACTCCAAGCATATTGTCGAATAAGGTAAAATTATTTAAGTACGGTTCTTTGTCTAAATTATTCATAACTATTTTTATAAATTGGTTTACCATAAGTGATGTTACTGCCAATACTATACTTACAATAGTAATACTAGTTCCGCAAGCAGATACTTCCGCATCATCATCGCTATAAAAATGCATAGTTTCATATTTAGAATAATCAAAATCTTTACTTATTGGTAAACAATAAACTCTTCCCTGATCGCTACCTAATCTTGATTCCCAATACCATTTAATTTTTTCATTCTTCTTAATTGCTTCAAATAATTCTTTTCTACATTTCATTGAATCAACCAATAAGAAAACATATCCACTCATTTTTTCAATATCTTCTGGTGTTACTAACTGATCATGGGCAATGACTTCTGCTTCAGGATTTATTTCTTTACATAATTCTATTTGAGCTGCTACTTTTTGTTTTTCACAACAAGATTGAGTAATAGCTTGATTATTTACATTATGTGCTTCATATTTATCAAAATCCCAAATATTTATTTTCTTTACCCCAAATCTTATCAGAGTTTGTAAAACGAATGAACCAGTGGCCCCAACTCCGATAATATGGACCTCATCATTTAACACTTCGGGATTGAAAACTTCAATACTTCTACTTAAATCCATTTTTATCATTTCCTTTCTTTCTTTATTTTATAAATATATTATAAAACTTAAAGGTAGAAAGAGTCAACTCTTTTTGCATATTTTATGTAGTTAACTCTTTCAAAAATGTTAGCTGATAATCTTTTTTGTCAAAGACATCATCTATGTTTATTTTTGATACTTCGACCTTTTTCTTTTTAGAAGGTGTTGATGCTGGTAGAGCCTTATTTGAAGAATTATATCCTTTCCAATAATCATCTCTGCTATTATAAGAAGAATAACCACTACTGCTTGAACTATAAGTTGTTGAAGTATATGATTTCTTTTTTACTTTTTCTTTTATTTCGTCTTGGATTTGTTTTCTCAATTCAATGCCTTCTGGACTATATAATATGACTTCATCCGTCATTACTTTAGCTTTGATGGTCTTGTCATAAAATGTAATATTATATTCTCCTTTTTTATTTGTTATAAGACGAATATAGAAATCATCTACATCTTTTGAAAGTTCAAGACCTTGTGCGTCATCTTGTCCAGAAGGAGAAGGTGACATATTAACATGACTATGTCCCCATAATTTACACTTAGATAGAAATTCAGCTCTTCCTTTATCATCAAGTTTATTATAAAAATCTATAATTGCCGTTGGTGATAACTCTGTTGTTGTCGCATGAACTTCTTGATCTACTAAGAATACATCTGTTACCATGTATCCTTGGCCGTCTTGTAGTTTTTCAACATATCCCAACCAACCAATTTCATCTTGACACAGTTCAACATATAACCTCATTTTATCATATGCTTTTTTTAAGAAATATAATCTATATCTAAGACCCTGGTCTTCTAATTCAATAGTTTTTATAGCCATTATAACACCACTCCTTTACTTACTCTCTCCATTATTTTTTCATATACATCTGGTTCTCTTTGATGTATTAAATCTAAACATTGTTTTAAGTTAGATTCTTGCATTTGTTCTGACCAACTTTCACAACTACCATCAAAATACTTTCCATAACTTTCGCACATATTAGCCATTGTTGGATTACTTAATAATTTCTCGTATCCTTCTAAAGTTCGATCTAAATCTTTTAAACTTACATTATTTCTTTTAGCTATATCCTCAACGTAAGGCCATACTTCAATATTTCCATTTTCATCTCCCATTGGTAATACATAATATCTTTGTCCAGCTGCATCTGGAAGATTGATTGAACGAAGATAAACTTCAAATGACATCAATAACATATCTAATCCATTCTTACTTGCTCCAGATATTGCTGCTCCAAGTTCTCCTACGCAAGCCTGACCGTTTCCGATGTGACAAGCCATTCCGTGAAAATAAGTATTTTTTATCATTACGTTTCTAACTCTAGTCTTAGGATAATGATCGTTTCTTTCTCCTCTAATATTGAAATTATTTGATATAATATAATAATCTGGTAACACTATAAAATATTTTCCTAACATTTGATATTTCATTATACGATATAAAATATCTTCTTTTTCAAAATATCGTAACGGTATATATCTTGCTATATTTGGAACATATGTGCAAGCCATTGGATTTGTAAGTATTCTTAAAGAATCATCTGGTCCTGCTTCAATTTTGTTTATCCATTTCATATTCATAATATTTCTTAAATTGGTTTTACTGACATCTTCTGGTTGTTGTAAATTTCTTAATTCTTCTTTTCTTTTTTCTAATTTATCTTCAAGTACCGCAATTTGACTTTTCATTTCAGCGAGTGACATTCTATCATTTATTTGACCTAATAGAAAACGGTTGTCCTGCATCATTTGTCCAATTATGTTATAAAACCAATTGATTTGTTCTCTTTTTATATTATTTGATTTTTCCCATTTATCCATATCAAAAAGTAATACTTTTGAAGAGATATCTCTAAAAGTTATTCCAGCATCTGCATTATGTCTCTTCATGTTACCATCACTAAGATTCCTCATTATACGATTTACTACTATGAATATTCTATCGAAATGTTTTAAGTTTTTTTCTACGAGATGTTTTCTAATATTGCCATATGAAAAGTTTCCAGTAGTATCATAATCTATGACTAATGTTGTCCCTTTACTCTTAACTCCATACATGGCAAAGAATAAACTATGATTTGCTTCAACTGAACTAAACATTCTATCAAAAACATAGAAAACTCCATTTGGTAATTTGATAATTGGCAAATTCCTACTAACGTTGTTCCAATTCATTTAAGTTCACATCCCTTCTTACTATATATTGACCATTTTCTTTATACAACATTGAATATACATCATAAAATGGCTCATTATAATCTTGTACTGATTTTATATCTATCATTGGGAAAGGAATAAATTCTTTAATCCTATACTCAATTGATGCAATTTTTTCTTTTTTGTCATTTATCTCTCTTCTGCATTGAGCTATCGACATTATCAAATCTCTTTTTCTTGCCAAGAACTCTTGTCTTATGGTATAAGTTCTTCTTGAATCAAATTTCTTTATAATATCTTCTATTGAAGTCTTAGAAGCAATGAAAATTTCATTTAAACTTCCTACACTCTTTGTCAATAAATTCATTTCTATTTCTTTTTTTACTTCTTCATCTTTTGGTAAAACCACAATAGAAGATGGATCTACTCTTTTAAAATATTTTTGTATTATTAGTTTTCCGTCTTCTTGTAGTTCCGTTTTATCTTCTGGAACAAAGTTAATACATCTTATGTTCATTCCTGAATAATAATCATATTCCATATAAGCAGGAAATATATAATCTGGTAAAAAGTTTAAAAGTAAAACTCCATTTCCATTTGATATATTTTCATAATTCTTTAGATCTATCAAACCCCTACTGTTAGATAATATTATTTGTTCTCTATTTGTTATAATGCAGTCTTTTACTTTGAAGTTACCGAAATTGTAAGTATTATGCCATTTATTAGAATCTCTTCCTGTAAATATTAAATCTAATACTGTATTTTCTTTTAGTCCTTTTTGTTCTAAAAGTTTCAAGTTTTGTTTCATACTATCACTTGATGTAATTCTATAAGCATAAACACCATTATTATATTGATGACTGATAATATAAGAATATCTTCCATCAAAGTCTGACCAATTATTTAAAGAATTAAATTTATTTTTTCTAAAAACTGCTATCTGTTTTCCTTTTGAATTTATTACTCCATCATACACATCAATATTAGTTTCTTTTTCCAACATTTCTTCTAATTTTTTTATCAAAGACTTTTCTTCACTCCAGCTTAAAAATAATGTTGTATAATAATTTTCTGTAAAAGTTTCTCCATCGTTATTTGTTGTATTTTTTGTTATTATATTTCTCGGAAGAAGTAGAAAGTTTTTCTCTGGGAAATAATAATCTAATATTTGTCCTTGATTTGTTATTCCTTCTATATTTTTAAAATACAATATACTATAACAAAAATTTTGTTTTTGTGTAAAATTGTCAATGAAAATACTTTGTGAAGTCATATTAATACTATTCTTTAGCATATCTTACTTTCTCCTTTCTTCTAACATATTTCAAATATCATTGTATTCATATCTTTTCGTGTCTCTATAAAACCTTTTGTTGTTTTATCTTTTATCTTATCTAATTGTTCGTATAGCTCATCAGTATTCGGATGTTCTTTTGTGTATAAAACTTGAACAGGATATCTTTTTACAAATTCTTCAATATCCATAATATCATACAGATAAACGGGATATTCATCTTTTCGTGTCCCAGGTCCAAACAAGACATACGTGTTATCACTAGTTTTTAATAAAATCATTTGTTTGTACGGAGAGAACCAATGTTTTTTTCCTAATATCCCTATAACACTATCTGTGTTTTCTGCTCTCCATTCTATCTGATTAAGTGAAAGACTTGGAATATTACTTTTCCATATTTTTTTAGAACTTTCTAATAATTCTGTTAGATATTTATTATTTCTTAATCTCATCATCTGCATCTCCTCCTAAAGCATATTCTGCTACACCTCTTAAAGAAACTACTTGAATAAGATTTTCTTCTTCTAATATATCTTTTTTGTCAATTCCATCTTCCACTACATCTTCTAACATTTGTTCAAAACTAATAACTGTTCCATTATCTTTATCATCTTTAGATACTTTGATATCATCTAATGTTGCCAGATATTCTTGCCAGATAATTGGGACTTCGTCTACTTTTCTTAGTGTATCTAAACCTATTAGTGAATTATTATCCCATTGAACCATAATGTCTTTTGCAATTGAATTTTTATAAGGCTCACACCAATATAAATAATTTACTAATATTTTATATTTTTCATATCCTGTTAAGAACATACTTAATATTTCTATTTCATCTTCATTACACAATTCGACAAAACCTTTTGCCAAACCTTTGTTATTTGCCATTATATAAGAACTATCTTCTTCTCTAACAATAAACAAAGGAAATGCCTTACACAAAGTTGAAATTAAGGTTTTTTTAGATTCACCATCATCTCCAAAGATAAAAGACGCTTGAACAACATATTCATCAATATCCGATTTAATGTCTAAACCTTTTGCTAGTTTTTGCCCACTTGCAGTTTTTAAAAACTTTGATATTGGACCTTCTTGTCCAACTAATGACATAAATTCTATACTGGCATCTAATGTTTCAAAACTTTTCTTTATTGTTTCGTAGTCAGCAGATGTAATAAACCTTAATACAAAAGTACCAATTTGTTCATCATCTTTATCTATTAAGTCAAATTTCGTATCATTCATATTTTTCCCCTTCCCTTCTTGGTTACCATAATGTCTTTTCATATATTCTATATACATGTCGTCTTTTTCATAATCATAATTATCCCAATCTGAACTTCCCCAGGGATAATCTTCTCCATAGTCATAATCATCCATGTCTATAAATCCTCCACAATCCATACATATGCAATCATATTTATAAAGCGTATATCTGTCTTGTGGCGTTCCACAAAAGGGACATATAATATAATCATCACCTATATTTTTTTTCATTTTTATCACCTTTTTCTTTATAATATAATTATAAATCTTTTTTCTATAAAAAATCAAGATTAAAAAATAAAAAAAGCTAGCAATCTTTTTCTGTTTTGCTAGCTAACCTGTTCTAGTATAGAACTCCTTATTCTCTATTTCTTTTATTGTATTAAAAGTCTTAACCATTATACTCATTTCGCCAAGATCTCCATCATACCATTGTTCTATGACATTGTCATCTATTTTATTCTCATGAGAAAAATGGTAGATTAATTCATCTTCATAATATAATAAACTACGAATGGCTTCATTATAAGATTTTTCATTAGTTGTCAAAAAAACACTAGTTCCAGAATGCCCATCAGTTTCTATACTTGCTATAATTAATTTTTTCATTTATATACCACCTTAATCATATTCTTTCCCTTATATCCTCTATCAATGACTGAGTCTTTATCTTTTACGAATAAATCAAGTCTATTTTCTTGGACATAGGAGCATGCTCCACAACTGTCTAAAATTACACCTTCATATTGAATTCCATCAATTTCTATAAGCACATTATCATAATAACGAAAATAATGTTTGTCAGTCTTTTCACCATAACGACTTTTTAAATATACAGTAGCTCCAGCTAACACTAGTTTTCCCTGATAGGTATACCATCCTTTTTCATTGACTTGAAAATCTTTCGTTTCTAAACCACTTCCTGTATGATTTGAAATTTCTGCAGGGTAATAACTTGTTAATCGATAACTAAATGTCTTATTTAGTTTTTTTTTAAGTTTTCTTGACAGGTATTTAGCTCTTGTTCTTTCTCTTCAAGAGAAGCTGCGGTGTCTGTTAGAATAATACTTTGCTCATTTAACATAATATCCTGTTCTTTCAATAGAATTTCTTGTGCCTTAATCGTTTCTTCTAATTCAGATATTCTATCTTTTTGTCTTTTGCTAGCAATTCCATAAGAAATTGAAGTAATAAGCATAATAAGCACAATGGCGGTCATCCCTGTTATGATCTTTTTAGTGTTTTTGTTCATATGTTATTCTCCTAGATTGATATAATGAGGTTTCTTATCAAAAATACTGATTTGCTGAGCAACTAAATATGTTTTAATCCAACCCATTTTAATAAAACCAGATATGCTTATTGTATACCCAACTTCTATTTGATCAATGTCGTCCATTTCATCTAGTAATACTTTTATTTTACCTAATCCATAGTCAATATAGAGAGTATTTTTCTTCTTTTTATAAACGACTCCGTAAAGAAGCGTAAAGTTAATTTGCTTAGTTTTTACTTTTGCCACTTAAATAACCTCCTTTAATTTCCTTTTATAGAATAACTTAAAGATTAGGTTATCCTATAAAAAGAAACTAATAATTAGTTTTCTTTTTTAGTTTCTTTTGTAGTTTTTTTCTTATTAGATAATCCACTTAAAATTTGCATTTTAGCAAAATCACTTAGATCATTTTTTCCGTTTTCGTTACTCATCAATGCCATTAACATAATAGGATTTTCACTGAAATCAGCGATACCTTTTCCTTGTCCTGATAAAGCTTGGAACATCATAATTTTAGATAGATCAAAGTCTTTTCCACCCATTAACGCATAAGCCATCATAGGATTTGAAGCGATATCAGTACCTAAAATGTTATTTGTTCCTAAGCAATTAAATACCTTAGTGTAATATTTCATTCCAAATACATTTGTTTTTGGTACTAAAGTACTTTCAATTGCGTCTTCAAAATCGATACCTTTTACTACATTATCTTTTGATACTGTAATATAATAAGGTTTGTTTTGATGAAGAATAATATCTCCAACTTCTAATTCAGTTGTTGGCATTAAGAATAATAAATCTTTCATATCATCAAAGAAACCTGTTGTAACTTCTACTAACTCTCTAGTTTCTGGATTGAATGTAATATATTTGCCATCCTTTCCTTTTACTGCTAATCCGTTAATAGATAATCTGAATTGGTCTGAACCAATTTTCCCAAAACTAGAACCTAGATTTGAAAACATATTTGTTTCCTCCTTTACTTTTTTCTCTTCTTTATTCTCTTCTGCTACTGCACACTTTCTTTCAGTGTCGCAACATTTCTCACAAGTCATATCGTTTTCAGTATCACCAAGTAGACCCTTTAAAAGTTCTTCTATCGAAGGCTCTTGATCTATGCTTTCACCAATTAGATATTGACTTTCTTCTGACGGAGCTACAATAATATATTCTCCATTAGCTGCTTTTACCTCAACGATAGTATTATCTAAATAGATATTACGTTCGTTATCCCAGATGTAAACAATTCTTCCATCTTTTTTTGCTACAAATTCCAATAAACTTTTTACATCATCAGAATTCGGAGTAAATAGTTGATTGCTTACTCTTGCAAATTCAGTATTTAAGCAGTAATGTTCTTTTACAGAATCATATTCTAGCTCAACGTGTTCCCCAATGTTTAAATTAACTGTGTTCTTAGGTACTCTAAAAACTAATACAATCATTTTGTCTTTCATCGGAAACCTCCTTTTCCTTTTTTACAATATAATTATATAATAGATATGCGGTTCTTGTTTAGTCTTTTTTCTTATTTTTTTCTAAAAAATTATCTAAATACTCATGCTTTAGTATGATGTTTCTTTTTATGCCATTTTCTGTATAAGCTTTTGCCATATAAAAGAATATCTTTAATCTTGATAATAAATCATTGCTTTGCTGAAGATGAATCGTTTCAATTTTTAATTCATTTTCTATGATACAATCAAGTACATCTAAAGCATCATTTGTAGCAGGAATACTTAATAATTTAATTTTATTGAACTTAATAAAATCTAATAACTCGTCCATAGAGGATATTGTTATAAATTTTTCTATTTCAATATTTTGCCCTGGTAAATAAACTACTTGAAGCATTTTTCTCACCTCTTGTATTTATTATACCAAAAAATTATAATTTTGTAAAAAAACAGTACCTGTTATCGTAAGGTACTATCTGGTGACGAATTGCACGTCCTACGAGAATAGAACTAACTATTATACCAGAACGCTATAATTACTCGACCGTCGGTTTCGCACCAAAGGGGATTATAGAGCTCCCTACTATGTTTTTTCTGGACTCCATAGCTGAGTTTTCAGTATTCTTAAATAAGAAAATACTGTCGTGTATTTTAACGAGCAAACACGCCTAAGCTCCATTACGTTGGGTACTGCCCCCTTCGAGCTCAAAGGCTCGTGATCTATATCTTGTAATCATTTAACTGATAATATATAACATATTTAGACAAATAAAGAAACGAAATTGGATTGACTACCAATATACTAAGAGTTTGCATTAACTTATTCCACATCATATTGCGTTTTCTTAGGATTCTGCAGCTCAGCTGGATGCCCAAGAAATCAACTATATAATCCATATAGTCTTAGCCAGATGTCATCTACGAGTGTTCGGCGAACCTACTTACGCATAAGAAATCTCTTTATTTATCTAAATATATTATATATTATCAAAGAACTTTTTGTTAAGATAAAATCTTAATTTTCTTCATTTTCATATAATACTTTCATTAGCTCATTTGCTAACTTCTGTATTTCTTCTCCATAAACTGCTATGAATTCACAAATAAATTCTTCATCTCTGAATTGCTTATTGCTTATAGCATATGTCATAATAAATGCGTGAACTAATTCATGAACCAATGTTTCTCTCATTTCCTCATAATCATCTAATAATCCATCATCAAAATAAATAATTCTTAATTGTTTATAAAGTTGAGCTATACATGGCTCTCCATTCATTATTAAATGTTCATCGCCTTGATGTGCAGACTTAATTGTCCATCTCTTGTTTTTTATACGAAAAGTATATGTCATGCACTCAGTCCTTTCTTCTTTTTTAATAAAACATAGGAGAATGAGCGGACGAGATTCACATACTCGACATCCGAATAAATCGTGTCTTGCATTAAACGACAAGAATCTATAAACGAAATCCCCTTAATCAAAAAAGATTTACTATGCCTTAGCTTCTATTCTCATTCTCCAATAACCTTATTTCCAGTAGTTTAACTGGTTTGGTTTACTAACCGACTAATAGTTAAGTTATTTCATTCGTACAGACCCACCAAAACGCAGGCACCTTTATAGTCGTTTATTACTTTAACAAAAACTATTTTGGCTGAAAATATATAACAAATAGAAATTTATTATTTATTTGTTAAATAATAACTTCTAATGTTTCTCATTTCATTTCCTACTTTAACTCCATTAACTCCAGTCTTTTTTACATATCCCTTACGAACTAATGATGCTAATGTAGTAGATACACTTTTTTGTGTCATTTCACAAGCAATGCAATCTAATTCATAATCTTCCTCGTTTGGAAGGATTTCCTTTAAATCAACTTCTTCTAATTTATCTAAGATCTCATAAATATGAGTTTTATGTTCTTCATCATTTGCATTTAATCGTTTTAAAATGTCTAAAATAATTATTGCTTTTTTAGATAAGTCATTCATTCTATCATTCTCCTTTTTTTCTTATAAATATATTATAAATCTTTTTACAAGAAAAAATCAAGTTTTTTTGATAATTTTTTCTCATAAAAAGAACTATAAGACATTATAGTCCTAAAGCTTCTTCATTTTTTCTACGATTTATCTCCATTAGATGAGCTGTTTCAGCATCTATATCATCGTTTTCATCATCATAATCGTCATCATAATCGTCATCATCATAATCATCGTCATCATACTCATCATCATATTCGTCATCTTCATAGTCTTCTTCTTCACCGAATTGTCTATCAAGATTTGCTAATGTATTTTCAATAGAAAGTAAAACATCATCATCTTCAGTAATATAATCCGCAACATCAGCAAGATCATCCTCTTCAGCTTCTACTCCATATGCCTGTTCTGCATACCAAGCTGCGATCACCTTTATTAAATCGTCCTTATCTAATCCTGTAGCAATTTGTTTTAAATCAACATAAACATCTACCATAACAAAATTCCTCCTTTTCTTATTTACATTTATATTTTATTATGTTTATCTATAAAAAGTCAAGTATTTATTGTATTTTTTCCAAGATATTTTTTACAAATTCTGGAGAAGCAGTATAAGTTTTGCTGGAATTGGCGTCTTTAAATACAAATTTAGTTCTATTAAATTTGATAAAACTATATTCCTTATTATCTATTCCAATGAAATGTTGATTCTTTTTCATTTTTCTAACTTTACGCTCATTCATAAAATCTTGTATTGCTTTTTCTTCTAATTTATCAACAACTTCCTGATCTATTTCATCGGTTATTTCCACGACACCCTTTAAAATATATCTCTTATGGCTTTCTCTATCTTCAACAACTGCTCGAGTTCGTTTCGGCTCTATAAAGACAAATTCTCTTCCATCCTGAGATTTTATAACTTGACCAATTTTTAATTCATTCATTATTGAAGTCAGATTTTCTTTCATATTATCACTTCTTTTCATAAAAATTATAAAATAAAAAGCTAGTAAAAAACAAGTATTTTTTGTAAATTTTACCAGCTGTTTTTTTAATGATGAATTAGCATATTCCAGCTGAACGCATCATTTCTTCTAATGATTGTTTTGGTTTTTCTTGATTTTGAATTTTAGCTCCATCTTGAGTTTGCATTTTACGAGCCTTTCTACAATCAGCACATCTCTTTGGTAATGCTAATTCTTTACTTTCGTAAAATTCTTGCTCTGATGCAGTGATAGTAAATTCTTTACCACAATCTTTACAAGTTTGAACAAGATCTTGTTTTTCCATTTATTTCCTCCTATTTATATAAAAACCATAAGGTTTTTTTCTCTTTAGTGCGACAGACTATATTGCGGATAGTAAGTGGACTTTTTTGACTACCTTCAATCAGATTCGAACTGATACCACGATGATTTCATTCATCAATGAGCTTACCACAGGCTCTATATTCTTGTCTGGAGAAACTTTTTATATAAGCCAAAGAATCCCCCGATTATATAAAACCAACCATAGACTAGTCTGTAATACTAATCTTTCTGACTACCTCTCTTTATATAATCTTTCTTTTTAACAATATAATTATATAATTTAAAAACAGTTTTTGTAATCTCTTTTAAATAAAAATAAGAGAGCGATTTTTTTAAATACTATATCGTTCTCTTATTTCTTTGAGATTGGTATTTCTTTTACAGGTTCTGTTTTATAAAAAACATCTACATATAAAAGACCGTCTTTACATTCGTATTTAATTTCTTTTACTTTTAATCTATTTAAGGTAAAACGATTTGAAATACTGTATTTAGTTCCAGTTATTTCATTATCAGTTTCTCCTGTAATATATAAATAATTAGTTCTGTCATCATAAGTACTTTGCTTTACTTCAACTTTTATATCTTCTTCGGCAATTCCAAGAGCATTAAGGACAATGACATCTTTTCCATCATCTTTTAAAATTTGGTAAGGATGACTATCTCTAATTGCTCTATTAACCTTAGCAAAGTCTTTGTCAAAAAATAAATCATAAAACATATAAATCACTCCTGCCTACTTGGGCAAATAAATAATAATTTTTTCGCTCTCTTATTATTCAAGTGAGATAAGGGCGCCAGTCCTTATTTTCATAAAATGAGTTTTATTATAGGCTATAAACTACTCGCTATTTTTCCTGTATGTTCCTTTTGTTTTTGAATCCCAAAATACTTTTGGGCTTATTTTTTTACTTAATTCTAATAATTTGAAACTCAACTGTTTCTTTTTATAATGTCCTTCTGGAAGCTCATCTAATTCTTTTTTTATTTTATCAAATTTTTCTTTTCTTCTTTGGTTTATAGGTTTATATCGATCCAACACATCTATTAACTTTGAAACATTTTCAGCAGCTACTTTAGCTTCTTCTTCTGTCAAATCAACTTTAGGTTTCTCTTTTTGTGCTTCTTCATATTGATCTGCTTCATCTAACGAAACCTCAATCTCAGTATCCATAGGTGCTGTTGTATATTTTTCTTCTTCCATATTTCTATTTCCTCCATTCTTTTTATATAAATTAAGTATAACACTTAAAATTATTTCTGTAAACATTTTACATTTATATTATATAAAAAAAGACTACTTTTTGTGTAGTCTTTTTATTATTTTATGTTTATAAACGGAATACTGTCACCAATAACAGTAGAAGGAGTTTTTCCATCCCACTTTTCAATAGCCTTTAGTTGAGCCTCAATTCTTCTTAGCTCCAATAATTGATCTGTTATTTCTTGCTTTTGTAATTTTAAAGACTCAGCTTCAGCTTTTGCTTCTGTTATTTTTTTCTCTGCTTCAACTTTTGTTTTTTCTAATTCTTGTTGAGCTTTTTTAACTTCTTGCTCTGCTATTTGTTTTGCCTCTATTGCATTATTATATGCCTCACTAAAATTTAAGTTAATAATATTTAGTTCTGAAATTACGATTCCGTATTTTTCAACCTTAGCGTTTAAGTCTTCAATTATTTGTTTAGATACTTCACTTCGTCTTGTTACTAATTCTTCTGCTGTATAAGCACTTGTAGCATTTTTTAATGCCTCTTGTACAGCTGGATTTAAAATTATTTCGGCGTAATTCGCTCCAACTTTTTTATATAATTCCACAACATTTTCTGGATTTAAACGATAGTTTATTGCAAAACGCATAGACACATCCTGTAAATCTTTCGTTGCCGCAGTGCTGTCTATTTCAGCTTTTTGAACCTTCATATTTACTTTTGTAATTTTTTCTATGTAGGGAATTTTAAATACAATTCCTTCTGCGGTTGTTTGTCCTGTAATTTTACCAAATCTACTTTTTACTCCTATTTCTCCAGAACGTATAGTAGTAAAACTACAAAGTAATGTAATAAAAACTATTAACGAAACAACTCCAATAATAACTCTTTTAATGATTTTTTTCGTTTCATTCTCATCATGTTTGTACGGCATGTTTTCCTCTCTCCTTTTCTCAATGTTTTTTCAACTTTTTCTAATTCGTGAGGAAAGAAATTGTGGTCATCTACACCAATGTCAAAATGTTTTGGGCTAAACTGGGCTTCACTTGGAAGCTTATGTCTGTGACCATGAATATTATAGAATTTTCCAAGATCTCCTTGAATTGGATGATGACTAAGAATAAAGTCACTATCTACTATGATTGGACTTTTTGTTACTGTTTCAAATCCAGCTTCATAATAAGCGTTTTTGGTTAAATTGTCGTGATTTCCACAAATCAAAATTTTCCTACCTTTAAGATTTGAAACAATTTCTTTCAACATTGTTTTATTACCAAAGCAAAAATCACCAAGTACATATACGATATCATCTTCATTTATTACTTTGTTCCAATTATTTATAATAACCTCATTCATTTGTTCTACATTATCAAAAGGTCTTTGACAATATTCAAGAATTCTTGAGTGATTAAAATGTGTATCAGAAATTACATATCTTTTCATCTCTTTCCTCCTTTCTTATTTATAAATTATCTTTACTAATACAAATTGTAACATATTTACCAGTTCTATCTTCTATTATCTCTGCTTTTTGTGCTGGATTATCAAAATTTCCATCGCCCTCCCATATACAAGAAATAGATTCTTCCTCTCCTGTATTATATTTAAGATAAAAATGAGTGATGTCTCTGATTTGTTTCTTTTTATCTAACCCCAGCCTCTGGATTAAGCTTTCTTCTTCTCCAAAACCAAAGACTTTTTGTTTTCTATTTGCTATTTCATAAGGTAGTACAAACCATATATCTTGTGCTTCATTGTCATCAATTACAGCATTAGCACAAATACTAATATGTCTAACAATATTATGTAAAAATATATTACTAATTTCTTCTCTCGTAAAAGTATAGCATTCACAATTTTCAAATTGAATGGTTACTTCTACAATATCTTTACACTCGCCTTTTTTTAACTTACGAATTTTAGCCATGTCTTCACTCTCCAATCTATTTTACTTTTTTTACATATTTAACTTTCTAATAAATTTAATAGTTCTTGTCCTGTCATATCATTATTAACATAATCTAAATACCAATTGCAAACGTTCCATATTACATCTAAATCTTCTATATACTCTATATCATTATACATAAAAGTATAATCTCCAAAGTGGTCTTTCATTACTTGCTCCATATCTTCTTCTGTTAAGTTGTATTTAGTTCTATAAACTTCTTGTATCTTATCAAACGCTATTCTGCAATCATCAAGTAAATCTTCTGCACCTTGTACGCCGTTTCTTAGTGCTGTACTGATGAAGTTGTCAATAAGATCCACATTGCCACCATAATACTTATAATAAGCATACCAAAAGTCATGCAAGGTACTATATATTTTGGCACAAACTTGATCTTTAACCGTACGCTCTATTTTAGCCACAATTTTTACTCTCCAATCTATTTTACTTTTTCTTTATAAAAAAATTATATAATTTTTTTCTATAAAAGGTCAAGTCTTTTTTAATCATTAAGTTCTTTTTCTTTACACACTACTCTGTCCTTATTTTTATTTATCGGAATTAAATTAGTTGTTTTGTCAATATAATAAAGAGTAGGATCTCCGACTTCCACTTGATTTACTTCTTTCATGCACTTATAGCAATAAAGTTTTTTTAAGTGCCCGATTTTTTTCTTTAAAGATTTTTTTCTATTTATATATGTTATGGTTCCACATTCTGGACATTGAATTGCTGTTTGTATAAAATTACTCATTATTTATTATTTTCCAAAAATATTATATCGGTATAGTCATTTATATAAACATCTTTTTCACAGCCCTTTTTTACCGCTTCTTGAAGTATTTTTGTAATTTCCTCCTTTGTTAAATCACTTGTATCTCCAACTGAAGACAAAAATCCAGAAGCTTTGTCATCACCACAACCTATTGCATAATAATAATCATCTATTTCTAAAACAGAAAAATCTTGTCCTATTTCAAACATTTTATCTTTGGTGCAGTAAAGCATTACGCTATCCATACTTTCTGTCCCATTCGTCATAGTTATTCTTTTATTTTGTTGCAAGGATTGATATATTACAGGTATAATTGTTCTTATTACATATAAATCATTTATTAAAACATTATCTAAAATATCTTTATAAGGTAATATTTCTTCTATTGTTCTCATTATATTACAATCTCTTAAATATCCAACAACTCCAATAGCAGAATTTGAATATTTAAAATATTGTATTTTATTTCCATTATTTGATTTTGTTGTTCCGCAAGTTACTTGCTTATCAGCTATAATTGCTATGCCGTCTTTATATTTAGCACTAATTACAACGCTCATTCTTTATCATTCTCCTTTTCTTATAAAATTATACAATAAAAAAAGAGTTTTTGATAACTCTATTTTTTGATATTTTCTATTACTTCTTTTAGTCTAAGTGCATGCGTTTCATTTGCTACATTCAATATCAAAATGTTTTCTGTCGTTTTTATATGAAGCTCATTGCCAATCACTTCAACTACAAAATTTTTATTATTCGTATTCAAGAAAGTTTGTGTTTTTCTTAAATCAGCAGCCGTTTTAAAAGCTACCGTTCGTTCTGTGTCTTTGTCATATTCAAATATAAGACAGGCTTCTCCCAAACAAAAACTTTCCTTAATTTCTTTTATCTTTTTTCCTTCTATTGTTCCCCACATTTTATTCATCTCCCGTTTCTATTAAATAGGAGCACTTATAATAGGAATCTTTATTATACTACTGGAGAAATAAAAAACCATCATCATCTTCTACTGAGGAAAAATTAAAATATCTTATAAGATTTGAAACTTCATCTTTATTTCTTATTACTTTTTCTAAATTCATTATTCTTAGGCGGAAATCTTCTCTAAGCCAAGAATGTCTTTCATCAAAATTATAGTTTGGATAGACAGAACAAGCAAATTTTGCAGCTTCTTCTTTAAAATTGTTTTTTTCCTCAAACAATAGTGCAATAAGACTTTTAGATACAGTTCTAATAGTATCTGATATCTCATCTCTGCAATCCGTTTCATAGGAAGGTACTGTAGTATATCTAATCGCCCATAAATAATCTTTTATTTTGAATGTACTTTCTATTTTATTTGAACCATGACCAAGGCATTTATTACCAATTCTATTATCTTTTCGTAATCCTGCGAATACATTTAGTTCAGAGCTATCATCTTTTATATTTAAAGGCGTTATTTCTATTATTTGATATAGAAAACTATCATTATTGTAATTATTTTCATTACTTACATAACATCGTTTTATCACTTTTAAATTATTTTTATTAAAATAATAGATATCTTCATTTCTCCAGCGATTTTGTTGCTCAGTATTCTCATTAAAAACTAAATTATCTGTATCGAACCAATTACCATAAGTTTGGAAATGTTCTTTTGCGATATCTTCAAATGCTTTTATTAATTTTTGTCTTGTATGTGTTTTTCTTGGATCAAATGCAACTGGGAATATAAATGTATTATTTGTTTCCTCATCAATATAAGAAAAAATATTTAAAAACATTATATTATAATTCATATAATCACTCCTTTTAATAAAATTATAAGATATATTACTTGGAAAAGTCAAGTTTTTTAGAAAACTTTACAGAAATAAAAAATACAATATAATTATATTATAATAAATAATGGAGCGAAATAGAATGAGCGACATTATTTATATATTTAATATACATTATATTATATAATATATTCTTTTTTCTTTGCATACTTTCTTTTTCTTTTTTCTTTTCATTATTATAATAATAATTTTTTTAAAAACAAAAATACAAGTCTTTACAGAAATAATTTGTTATTATATAATATATGTGAAACTTAAAGTTTCTAAGCTCGTAGAAAGACGTGCGGTCATTTAGAATAAAATCTCTATGGCACTACGAGTGATGGGCACGATACTAAAAGGGGTTTCGGAGTCGCTATCCGATATGTTAGTTTTAGTCACCAGAGTTCTAACAGAATAAAATAAAAACTGAGTGTCATTTTAATTTTAAAAGGACTTGACTTTTGAGTCCTTTTTATTATAAAATATTTTTAGAAAAGTGAGAAAGGAGAAAAAGTTATGAAAAAGTATTTTTTATGTTCTGATATTCATAGTGATTATACTGCGTTAATTAATGCTATTAATGACAGTGGCTTTGATGAGAAAAATGATGATCATATTCTAGTAGTCGCTGGAGATATCTTTGATAGAGGACAAGAATCTATTGCTCTATATAATTATTTAAAAGAATTAACTGACAAGAAAAAAGCCATTGTTCTTACAGGGAATCATCATTTTATGTTAATAGATTTCTTAGAATGTAATAACCCATACTTATGTTTTTTCAATTATCGCAGAAATGGATTAAGTGCTACTATAGATGATTTTTCACATCGCACAATGGGTTGGGATACAATGATTAATTTAAAGTATAGTTCAGATGAACAAAGAAAGATGAGCGATCAAGATTGGAACAAGGAATGGGAATTATTTATTAAAGACACATCAAAAGAAATTAACGAAGAATTTCCTGACTTACTACCTTGGCTTAAATCTTTACCAGACTTTTTAGAATTAAAAAATTCTATTATTACTCACGGTATGATAGATTGCACTCATGGTAATTGGAGAACTCCATTACAAGGATGGAAAGACTGTCATTGGGCAAAACCTAAAGACGCAGCTTTCTTAAGAAATGACACAGGAAAACATATTTATCTTGGTCATATTGACGCAGATACTATCCGTGAATGTTATCATTTAGAACCAGATAATGAAACACTATTTACACGTCCTGGCGGTGATGTAACTTATTTAGATTCTTGCACTATCTTGACACATAAGGTAAATGTGGTCGTGATCGATGATGAACCAATTAATGGCTAAAAATACTTGACTTTTGATAGTAAAAAGTTTTATAATAATATTATAATAATGAAAGGAGAAAAGATTATGATTAAAAAGAGTATATATCCAAAAACAGAGAGAATTAGTGAAAGAGGAGACCGTATTTATTTAACAGAAAAAATGGACGGTTCAAATTTAGTTTTCTTTAAAAAAGATGGAGAATTATGGTTTGCCCAAAGAAAAACTATAATTTCTCTTTCTGAAATTGATGAGTATAGAGATATAATGTATAAAGGATTATATCAGTTTTTAAAAGATAACGGGAATCAACTAAAAGAGAACCTTTATGACAATTCTGCTCTATGTGGCGAGTGGATGGGAATGGGATCTACTAAATATCCAGAAGGAACATTTGATAAAAAATGGTATATGTTTGCAAAAGCAAATATAAATGAGAATTTTGAGTTGTGCAATTTTAAATACAATCACGACTTATTTATATACCCTTTCATTGATCAGATTTTTCCTTCATTTCTTGGAATAGTTCCAACTGTTTGTGAAATACAAACTTTACCAAATAAAGAAATACTTGATAATATCTATAAGGAATATACAGAAAAAATCAATAGGCCTGTAGAAGGTTTTGTAATAAATTATAGAGATATAATTTCTAAGTATGTTCGTTTAAAAAATGGTAAATTGGTAGAATATTCACAAGAAGACCATAAGGGTTCTGCCTCATAAGGAGGTGAGCAGAAATGCTAAGATTGATTAGAAAAATATTTGGAGATAAGTATGATAGACATATGAAAAAACCAAATCATTTTTATGCCAATCCTGTGAGTGAAGAGTGTTGGAATTTAGATTTATCTTTTATTGAATTTATAATTCCTCGCTTAAAAATGTTTAAAGAAGAAGCAAGTAAAACGATTGTCTATGACTTTACCATCATAGATAAAATCTTAGAAGGCTTTGAACTTTACCGTCATATATTTGATTGGGATACCACTAACGTAGAAACAGTCAAAGATAATTTAAAAAAAGTTCAAGAATCTATGGACTTGTTTAGTAAGCATTGGATGGAATTCGGATGGTGAGTTTTTATCTTTAATTTATCCTGCAAGGAGGATAGATTTTTATGAGAAAAGAAAGAATGAAAAGAAAAGATGACAAATATCCCTCCTCTAATCGAGGAAAAATAAATATAAGTATTGAAAAATCAATGCTAATTAGGGTTATTATCTTAATATTGACACTTTTTCTAATATTAGGTTGTACCATGAATTATGATACACCTAGAAAAAAAGTTTTTTGTTATGACGGTTATCATAGCTCCAGCGGCTGGGTAAGTGCTGAGAGCTCTTACAAATACTGGGTAGTTGGAGAAAATGGTAAAGTAATAGAGTATAGCAAAAGTAAATGCTCTACAAGGGGATAAAAAATTAAAGATAAAAATATCAAAAGAACTTGACAATTATCAGGTTCTTTTTTTATAATAATAATAGATAAAATAAAAAAAAGAAAAAGGGTGATGCTATGAATAATACGCTTACAATAATGGTTGGTTTACCAGCTTCAGGTAAAGATTTTTTTATAAAGAATAATATTGATAATGCTTTAATATTAAGTAGTGATAATTTACGAGTAGAGCTATATGGATATGAAGATCAAACCCATAACAAAGAAGTTTTTGAAGAAATGAACAGGAGAACAAGAAATGCTGGTAAAGAAAATAAAAATGTTATTTATAATGCAACTAATATTAACAGAGGCAGATGACTTATTTATCTGCAAGGGCTTTTGTATTCTCAGTAAATATATTAAATAAAAATAAAATATATAATAATAAGTAGAAAAATATTTTAAATATATTAAAGTTATAGTATGTGTTTGTTCTATTAAAACCCTTTTATATAGAAATAAAACAAGAAAAGAAAGACATCTCCCAGAAGATAAATTAAAACAAATGATAAGATCTTTTCAAATCCCAACTTTATATGAGTATCATTATGATGATATAGAATATGTGTGGACTGAAACAAAAAGACGAGGATTTGAAAGAGATAAGATTACTCTTTTAATGGATTATGACCAACACAATAAACATCATTCAGAAAACTTAGGAATACATATATTGAGAACTGCTGATTATTGCAAAGAAAACGACAAAGCTTGTAAAGCAGCTGTATATCATGATTTGGGTAAGCCATTTTGCAAAACAACAGACGAGGAAGGTTTTAATCACTTTATCGGACATCCTAATGTAAGTGCATATTTATATTTGACAGATACGGTTGGTAGAGATTTTGAGGCAGATGTTGCAATGTTGATAGAATTCCACGATTATATATTCAATTTTCAAGATTTTGAAAGTATGAAAAAGAAGCTAGAAAATAAATATCCTTCTTTAAAAGAGGACTTTTTTGAAGCTCTCAAACTTTTAACAGAAGGAGATAGACTAAGACCGAAAGGGGATGTGTGATATGTTTAATATATATTCTATTTATGCAGGTTGGATGACTGTTTCTTTTGGAGAAAGAAAGGATGAAGGATATAGTTTCACAGATAAGAATGGAGAAGTATTTCATTTTTCTTACCTAGATGACGTAAAAGAACAACTAGATAACTTATTCAATTTAGATTATGATGATACTAGTAATAAAAAGGACGAAGAATTTGATTTAGAGGGAGAAGATGTATGGATTCACACTGCTCTATGGGGAGATAAAATTCACATTTTTTGTTCTTATATGTATGTAGATGAACCAAGAGACTTTCATTATATTTTTGATTACAAAGACTTTCTAAAAGAATATGTAGAAGTAATGAAAGAATACAAAGAACAATATCTTAAGGATTTTTCTTATCACGAACCATATTATAATTGGGACAATAGAAATTGGGAAGAAATTATTGAAAAAATAAAATAAAGACTTGACTTGTGTTAGGTCTTTATTTTATAATATTTATAGATAAAAAGAAAGGAATGGTGAAAAAAATGAAAAGTGTTATGGAAACCTTATTAAAATATAAACAAGCATTAGAAAAAGACGGATACGATGTACTTTATATTGCACTCTATGGTTCACAAAACTATGGAGTTTCAGATGAGTGTTCCGATGTAGATGCTAAGGCGATCATCTTACCAAAGATAGACGACATAGTCTTTAAAAGAAATATAAGTTTTGTAAGAGAATTTGATAATGGTGCCTGTGATGTTAAAGATTTAATTACTTTTTATAATGTAGTCAAAAAGGGAAACTTTTCTTTCCTTGAACCTTTTCATACTCCGTATTTTATCGGAGATGTTTATCTAAAATGTTTATTTTCTTCTATACCAACTAATCAAATGTCATTATTAGGAGGTATGTATGAAAAACAAAAAGCATTTTTACACGAATACCCAAGCAAAAAGGAAGAATTTAGTAAATTTGGGTGCGATCCTAAACAATATCATCATATAGTTAGATTATATGATATTATAAAATATGCAGAAAATAAGAATACTTTGAACTTCCCTTTTTTGAGATATTATGGAGAAGGGGCAGAATATATGAAGAAGATAAAAAGAGACTTAAATGGATTAACTGTAGAACAAATACAAAAAGATATAGAAATGCGAATAGAAGAGGCAAAGGCTATTCTTGATAATAAACAATATAAGTTTCAAGAAGTAAACTTAGAAGAAGAAGTAGGATTTTATTTAAAACAAAAGATAAAGGAGGCGTTGTTAAATGAACAAATATGATATGGGGTTAGTAAGAATAGAAAAATTAGAATCATGCAAAACAAGATTAAAAGAATTAAATGAGTATGTAGAACAAATTGATAAAGAAATGGGAAAATTAGGTGGAACTTTTTCTATTAAGGCAATGCAAGACTTATTAGATAGAATAATAAAAAGTTTCGCAGAAGTAGAGTTTCTGGATAAAGAAAGTTATTGTAGTTTTATCAATGAAATAAAAGAAATAGAAAATACTTGTGATAAAATAGATGCCTTATATAGAAAAATTGGTAGTGATTTCGGTAATTTTAGTTTATTTGAATATATAGTATTAGCAACTGATTTATTAGAATATGCCACATATGATAGCATAATTTGTCCAGATTATCCTTGTACATCAGAAATTATGTATAATGGTGAGTTTAGTTATTATTTGACCTCCGATTCAACAAATGAAGTAGTAATAGATTCACCAGAAAAATGTTGGGATTATTTAAAAGAAAACTATGACGCAATAGAAGATTAAATTAACCAAAATAGTTGATTTTTTCTTGCATTTTGTTATATAATATAAATATAAAGAAAGGAGATTGAGAATTATGGAACTAATAAAATTTTTAAAAGAAAACGATAATTGGAGAGAATTGCTATCTCAATCTCCTTATTGTTTATCTATAAAAGAAAAAGATAATTGCGCAATTTTTAAGTATAATCAATTAGAGAGCGATATGTCATTGAAAATAGTTCAGGAAAGCCGAGGAGTAATTATAGATCTTAATGATTATACTGTTGCCTGTCGTGCTTTTGATAAGTTTTTTAATGTACAAGAACCTCATGCCGCTAAACTAACAAAAAACATAAGAGCATTAGAAAAGGTTGATGGATCAATTATAAAAGTATGGTCTGATAGAAACGGTAATGTGAGAGTTTCTACCAATGGAATGATAGATGCAGCTGATGCAGATATTCTATTGCCTGTTAATAAAATTAAGACTTATCAGGATTTGTTTAATGAAGCACTGAATGAAACTGATATGAAACTTGAAGATTTTAAAAAGTATAGAGATTATACTCTTATCTTTGAATTAGTATCTCCTTTAAACAGAATAGTTGTTCCTTATCAAAACACTGAATTATTCTTTTTAGGGGTTAGAAATAATCAATCTGGACAAGAATGGACTCCATATGATTTTAATGACGAGAACTTAAATAATAACTTCTCTCGTCCAAAATTATACGACATTCAAACAGTGGAACAAGCAATTGATGTAGCAAAAACACTTGGAGCAGATAAGGAAGGTTTTGTTTTAGTAGATGAAAACTTCAATAGAGTGAAAGTGAAGGGTTCTGAATATTTAGCAATGCATTTGTTGAGAAACAACACTTTATCTCAAAGAAGTTTTTTAGAAGCTGTCCTTGAAAATAAACAGGATGATTTAGTAGCTTTTTTCCCTGAATATGAGCCTTTCATACACAACATAGAGGGAAAGATAGCAGAATATATAAATGATGCTGAAAACGCCTTAAGAATGGCTAATTATAACCTCAATAAAAAAGATTTTGCTTTAGAGGTTTTAAACAATGAATGTATGAAGAAATTTTCTAGTATATTATTCAAGGTGTACGGAGATCGTTCCTATGACTGGAAGAGTAATATTTTTAATATTGCTAATATAAATAAAGTAATGACAATATTAGATCTTTAGAAAGGAGTGTGTCTAATGACGTTAGATGAGAAGAGAAAAAAATTAGAAGAATTAGCCTTAAAACACACCAGCTCTCAGACAGAAGCATATAAAAATAGTATTTATTTACCATATATAACACTACCAAATGCCAAAGGAAAAGGAACTATGATGGAGGAATATTTTTATTGGTTGTTTAATGCAGAAGGAATAAAAACACAGTGGATTAGAACTAATGAAAACTATGATTATATAATGGGCAAAAATGAAGTTAAAGTTGAATTAAAAGTAGCAAGTATTGGACATAATAACATTGTTGCCTTTAATCAGTTACATTTTGGTCAAAAAAGGAATGTAGATAAATTTTTGTTGATTATAATTAAGCCAGACGACTGTATTGATATGTTCCTCGTAGATAAGAAGATTTTTGCTAACGGAGTTATTTCATTGCAAAAGCAACATTCATCTGAAAAAAACGAATGTGCAAGACTATGTTTACCTTATGATAAAATGTGCGAACAATTAGAAAACTTTAAAGTAGACTTAGATACGCTTAGAGAACTATAATATGACAGAAAAACAAATTTATGAATACATAGTGGAACACTGTCCTTATTGTGCATTGTGTGGTTCAACTCAAAATTTACACATTCATCATATATTATACAGAAGCGAAGGGGGACCAACTTCTTTATGGAATTTAATTCGTTTATGTGAGAAATGTCATACGAAAGTTCATTCATCAAAAAGATATTGGCAACCAAAACTAGAAAGATTTTTAAGAACAGTTATTATATATGAATGTAATTATAGCAAAGAAATTATAGAGAAAATATTATCTGTTCCCTATAAATATGAAGATAAAAATTAAAAAAACACTTGACTTTTGGAACAAAAGAGTTTTATAATTATATTGTAAAATAAAAAAAAGGAGATGAAAATATGGAATTAGGTTATCAATTAAACAATTCGTTAAACATTTGTAATAACAGACCGCTATTTAGTTCTGTATTTTCAGCATACACAGATATTCTATATAGGCAATGCCATAAGAAAGGAGATAACTCTTAATCTCTTGACTTATGTTTATATATAGGGTAGCCGTGGATGCTTAGTAGTATCTACGGTTTTTTTATTGGAATGTAGCTCAGTTGGTAAGAGCAGCTGTCTGTTAAACAGCAGGTCGTGGGTTCGAATCCCACTATTCCAGCCATTATTGACAGATAGTGAAATGGTTATCACGAAGCTCTGATACGGCTTTATTCTGAGTTCAAATCTCAGTCTGTCAACCAAAAATGGTGCTATTGGTGAAATGATTAACACGCTAGATTGTGGCTCTAGTATTTGTAAGTTTGATTCTTACATAGCACCCCAGATGTCCTTGTAGCTCAATTGGATAGAGCAATCCCCTTCTAAGGGATAGGTTATAAGTTCAAATCTTATCAGGGACACCATATCGGATTGTTGGGGAGTTTGGTTACCCCGCCTGCTTTGGGAGCAGGAGAACTCGCAGGTTCAAATCCTGCCAATCCGACCATATAATGCACCCATAGCCAAGCTGGTTAAGGCGGAAGTCTGCAACACTTTGATCGGTAGTTCAAATCTACCTGGGTGCTCCATATTATGGAGGCATAGTCCGTTAAGGAGACGGGGAGGTCTGTAAAACCTTTTGCATTGCACCGAGTGGGATCAATACCCTCGGCCTCCACCATTTTGGATGAGTGATGAAATTGGTAAACATGCAAAGCTCAAACCTTTGTGTCTGAATGATTTGGGAGTTCGAGTCTCCCCTCATCCACCAAAAAATTTTTTAAAAGACTTTTCTTTTAATATTATAATATGATATAATTATATTGTGATAAAGAAAGAGAAGTGAAATATATGACTTTTAATGAATTAGCAAAACAAAGAAGAATAGAGGCTAGGCAGTATAATATTGTAGAAGTACGTAATGATGTAAAGAAATCTTGGGTTCAAGAGAAGATTATTTCTTTTTGTGAAAGACAGGGAGATATGTTTACACCATCTTTTGTGGAAGAGCAAATATTAAACAATGATATTGTAGCTGCAGTATTTGCCAAGGACCCATCTAAACAAAATATTACTGAAAAATTAGTGGAAGAACAATTACATATTAAAAAATTACCTGCTTCTGGTAAAAATTGTATACGCTTTGCTGCTAATGGTACATTAGTACATGCAACGGGAGTTAATGTTAGTAAATCTGCCGATTTTAAAATAGGAGATATATACTATACACAAAAATATACAATAGAAGCAGGAGGAGCACAAGATAATCAATATAATGATGTAGTAGACTTCCTTAATAAAGGCAGTATTCATCATAAAGTAGGTGCTATATTAGATGGAGATTATTGGGATAATACAAAAAGACAAGAATTACGTTCATATTTTGCTAATAATAATAATGTTATTATTACTAGTGTAGATGAGCTGCGAGGTGATTAAATTAATGAAAGATATTGTTAAGACACAGCATTATACTACTAACTATGATATTATATGTGGCAATTTGACACAATATATACCACATGATGCAATATTAGTTGAACCATTTGCTGGGCAGGGAGATTTGTTAAATCTTTTTCCTGAGCATCAGTGGGAATTATATGATTTAGAGCCTAAGATTGATGGATGTATAACTCAGGATACATTATTAAATATACCTGATTATAATAATAAATATGTTATTACCAATCCTCCTTATCTTGCTAAAAATAAAGCTCAGGATTGTTCTATTTATGAACGATATGAATTAGATGACTTATATAAGATAGCATTAAAGACAATATTAGATGCATCTGGGGGTATCTTAATTATCCCAACTAATTTCTTTTGTGATAGTTATAGTCAAAAGATTAGAGAGGATTTCCTAGATACGTTTGATATATTGGCTGTTAATGTATTTACAGAACCGATATTTGATGACACTACTTATTCTGTTTGTGCATTTGCCTTTAAAAGAAAAGTTAGAACTAATAATGTGCAAAGTTTTAATATAACCAAATATCCTAGTCGAGAGATATATCCTATTGTTATAAAAAAAGAATTTGGATACAGAATAGGCGGTCAGGTCTTTCATTTTTTAAGTAATATTAAACCAGTATTTACTCGTCTATTAAAAGATAAAAAACCAACTGGTTATATCACTAAAATAAATTTATATACGATAGATACTAGAACGAAACCTTTACATTTAACTTTTGGTGAGCCTAGTTTTTATGGCAAAAGTACCGATAGAACCTATGCTACTTTAGTTAGTAATGTTGAATTAAGTGAAGAAGTACAACAAGTTCTAGTAGAAAAATGTAATGATTTTTTAACAGCATATAGACTAGAAAATGGTAATTTGGTATTTACTAATTATCGAGATTATGATAGGAAAAGGGTGGAGTTTGATTTTATATATCGTCTTTTAACTTATTTATTAGAAAATATATAAAAAAGACTTGTAATTAAGTCCCATTATATATTATAATTATTTTAGAAATGAAAAAGAGATTTCATTTCTCGTATGGGCGAGTGGTGAAATCGGTAGACACCCGGGACTTAAAATCCCGTGCTTGTAAAAAAGCGTGCGAGTTCAAGTCTCGCCTCGCCCACCAATATGGCTATTAAGGAGATGTTCTTATGTTAAAGAAGTGTCTTATATGTGGTAAAGAATTTGAAACTATTAAGGGTGGAACTGCAAGAAAATATTGTTTTGAGTGCAGTCCAACATATGAACATGGAAATAATATAGAAAGAGGAAGTAGTATAACTGCAATAAGGCATGCGATTAAAAGACAGCTTGTTAAATATAAAGGTGATAGATGTATAAAGTGTGGTTATAATAAATGTATAGGAGCATTACAATTTCATCATAAGGATAGAAATATAAAAGATTTTGATTTAGCTTCTCAATATAATGGCGGACACCTAGATATGGAAGTATTGTATAAAGAAGTTGATAAATGTGATTTACTTTGTGCAAATTGTCACGCAGAAGAACATTTCTACAATTAAATGGCTGCTGAGCTAGTCCGGTGATTCAGCGTCAGACTGAAAATCTGAAGAACCAAGTTCGACTCTTGGAGCAGCCACCATTGAGATTATTATTTGGATACGCAACTCCAAGTCTGTAAGCAATAGCGTATCTATTAGATTAGAATTGGGTTTTGTTTAAAATGGAGTACAAAGCATTACCACATATAAGAATAATGGGGCTTACAGGCGAAGATTCTTATATTTCTAGTCTATATATTTTAAGAAAGTAGGTGTAAAAATGAAATATACACATTATTATAAAGAATTAGGTTTAGAACCAACAGATTTTCCATTTGAGGGATATGAAGATATTTGTGATAGAAATATTCCCGATGAAGAAGGCTTTAGTGGAATCGAGTTTTTCAGTCTTGACTTCTCTTTAGCGGTATATATTTATGGACGTTTAAGATATTTCCAAGATAATTGTTTATATGGACACCCAAGTTATATGACAGAAGAACAATGGAAAGATATCTTAAGTAAGATGATAAAAGCATTTAAGTTATATTGTGTCCACGAAGATAGGGATATAATTGTTTCTGAACAAGAAAGAAAAGCAAGAAGCAAAAATAGACAAAAACAAATAAACTATGGAATGAGATTGTTTATTAAATATTTCTCTCATCTATGGTATTAAAAATGTTCACGTACCCAAGTCAGTTGAAGGGGACACACTGCTAATGTGTTAGATCGAGTAATCGGTGCGAAGGGGCAGAGCCTTCCGTGAACGCCATGTCCTCTTAGCTCAGTAGGTAGAGCATTTGACTTTTAATCAAAGGGTCACAGGTTCAAATCCTGTAGGGGATACCAGATTATTATGTCGGTTAGCTGGATGCTAAGCTTTAAAGTATACTGTAGAGAGTTCAATTCTCTCTGCCGACATCTGTTCAAAGAAGTTCTTGAAAGTTAGGAGGAATCGCACAATCCTCTGGATATTTCCCACTATCACATAAAAGAAAGTGGCTGAACTTATTATGCCGTGTGTCCGGGCGGTGAGGAAGCGGTCTTGAAAACCGTTGATCGGAAACGATTTGCAGGTTCGAATCCTGTGCACGGCGCCATGTTTTAATTTAAAGGAGTTGATACTAATGGATTTAGAAAGACAGATAAAAATAAAGGACAAATATTGTCAGCTTATTATAAATTTAGGTTTTGATTATGATGGTTTTAATACTGTAGATAGTCTAAAAGGTCTAATAGATGAATTAGTATCTTATGCTCGAAAAGCTATTGAATGTGATGACAAGGAAGTTATATATGTAAATGGAAAAGGCGAACGTGATAATATCCTTGGAGAACCCATAGATTAATATAGGGGATTGTCGTAATTGGTAGCCGAGACAGTCTTAGAAACTGTTGCTTCAGAAGCGTGAGGGTTCAAGTCCCTCATCCCCTACCAAAATTTTAAAAAAATACTTGACTTTAAATAGAAAAGTATTATATAATTATATTGTAAAATAAAAAAGAAAGGAAAGTGAGATTATGAATCAAGTAGTATTAATAGGTCGTTTAGTAAAAGACTTTATTCAAAAAGAAGATATGTTTGTATCTAAGATTAGATTAACTAATAATGATGCTAACGAAATTTCTTTTCGAATAACAAATAGTATGTATGAAAATCTTAAACAATTTATCAGAGTTGGCAGTATAATTGGAGTAAAAGGTCATTTAATTGGAAGCAAAAATGGATTAAGACTTATCGCAGATAAGATTACTTTTTTAAACTAATGAAAGTAATATTTAATGATATTCCAAGTATAAAGCTTTCCTATAACCAAAAACTTATTTTGAAAGTTTTAAAAAGTGATTTTAGGGGTAGGGCTTTTGGTCCTCAGATGTTAGATGAAACAGATGACGAGGAGCTAAAAAAACTTACTATAAATCAAATTACTTGGAATATGCTTCGTCTTCGTGAAAATGGGTTAGTAGAAAGTGAAAAGAAATCTTATCAAGGTAGAATTTTAAATGAATATAAAATTACTCCAATAGTCCAATATGAAGCAATAGATATAAAGTAAAAGATAAATACTATTTATATAAGATGCCCTCTGAAGTCTTTGGACTGACAGTGAAAGCTCGGTAGAACTTAGGTAATAGCTATGCCGATAATAGTTCCGATCGAAGTTAAGATGTGTCTTAACATAGATTGCCCGTAGGGAGAGTGTAGAAAGGCAATGATTTTTAATAATAATGGCTGAACAAAAGACCCCGTTAATATTGGGAGATGGCACTTTTGGTGAGACGTGGCTCCCAACGATAGCCGTTGTTATATATGCAAGAGATTGTATCAAATGCGACCCGTGGTACGACAATTGTCGACAAGCCTTGGTCAACAGGTAGGTAGAAGCTCCTTTATGGCTTCGGATATTATCGTTTCACATAAAAGAAACGGCGTTGACATTATGAGGAAAAAGAATTATAGTCTTTTGCATAGGACGGATACTGTGTATTAGTATTATTTACTGTGGTATACAATGGTTTATAATATGGCAGTATGTGACCTTAGTTTTCTTGAGAGGCTAGGTAGATGGTTTCTTTCCCTACTCGGGACACATAAAAGAGTATCATTCCGCAGGCAGTCGGTTAATACTGTCCATTCTACATTTATTGGTGCGTTGGTCCAACGGTTACGACGCTAGACTGTCACTCTAGCAATAGGAGTTCAACTCTCCTACGCACCGCCATTTGAATATTATGGAGAGTGGTTCGCCATTTAAAAGGAATGCAGAGCTTGATGTAGAGCCGTGGCAACTGACAAGGTACGTTAAGTTGTGTATAGTTGCAGCGTTCGTTTAATGGTAGGACCTTACCCTTCCAAGGTAAAGATGCCCGTTCAATTCGGGTACGCTGCTCCAGTAGGTATATACTCTTTTTATAAGAGTTTTATATATGGGAGGTCGTAGTCCCAGCCTATCTTCGGCATTATAATAGAAGGAACGATATATTGGCGACAATATATCTACTGCCTTTTGAGAGTATAAGGGCAACTACGTGATGGAGATAAGGGAGATTTTATCTTCTCTTATCCTCAAAAACTAATGGCTAAATGGGAAACTTTGGACGAAGTACAAGTCCTTAAAGCCTTATTTATAAGTCCAATCCTACGAAACTTTCGAAGCCGTAGGACATTTATGGCGAGTTGGTGAAGTGGTTTAACACACTTGTCTTTCTAACAAGCATTTTTTCAGGGGTTCAAATCCCCTACTCGTCACCAATTAGTTTATAGCGGCGCGTCATTCCGGTGAGCTTTGCTCAGTTTGGCTAACTACTGAAACAGTCCGGAGCGTTAAATTTAATAGTTTAAAGTGCATACTAAGTGGTAATCAAGGCTTATGATGGGTAACCTCATAACTGAATTTTGAAGCGAAAGCGCAGCTCTGGTAACGGACTGTAATTCACGGAGAAAATCTCCTTGACCTAAGGTGCAATATTACTATTAAATATGCCGTTTATCAATAGGGAGATAGTTAACGGTAGACAAAACGGCTCCAACCCGTTAAGTGTGGGTTCGAATCCTACTCTCCCTGCCAATTATTATTGGGCGGTAGCCAAGCGGTAAGGCACATGATTTTGGCTCATGCATTCCCCTAGTTCGAATCTAGGTCGCCCAGCCAATTATAAGAAAGTGAGTGGTCTATATGAAATATATATGTCCAATTTGTAATAAAGATTTTTCAACGGAAGAAAAAGTATCTAAACATTTCTTAAAGTGTTGGAAAGATACTAATCCTCACCATAAATCTAAAGATGCCCCTCGTGGCAAAGACGTTATGACAAGTAAAATGAATAGTGATATGGCAGATTTTTTTACTTCTCTAAAAGGAGATGATAAAGAATGCATGAAGTGATGATTAAGACTCATCTAATAATCACCGACATTCATAACGAATATCATATGGACTGGTGTGGAAGTATTATTGATACAAAACCAAAAATAGTAGATGGTAAACCTGTTTTTGTTATTCGTGGCAAATCAGGAGCAGTAGAAATAAACACTACCGATGAAAAATATTTAGAAAAAATCGCACAAAAAATGACAGAGCCAAGAGGAAGGGCAGCTGTAACTACTGATAGAGTGAGAATTTATATTAAGCAAATAGATAATAGTGAAAAGTTGATAGGAATTTTAACTCATGATAAAATCAAAACGTTTGCTCCAATGTATGATTCTTTTTATTGTAATGGGGAATAAATAGTATTCGATTGCTATTTGAAATTATCATAATACAAGTCGCAATTATGCGTCAAATAATCAAACAAAAATAAATGGAAACTTATTTTCAAAAGTTGTTAATAGTGTTAAATCACTATTTGCAGTTAACTGCTTAGCGTAGTCTAAAACAACCTTCTATATGAGTATCAGTAAGCTGTCAGAAAAAGTATAGTCGTATTAACGTCAAAGACAGATGCTCAGTTAGTTTTCATTGTCGACTAATTGATGTAAACTAATTTTAGATAATGACCAGCCTTATGAGATTTGTTGCAAGGGTATGAGGTTTGGATAGAACGAGTGCAACCGAAACTTGTGAAGTAAGAATGAAACTTATGGTAAATAGAATAGTAAGACTCGGGGGCGGTACCCGAATTCTCCACCAAGAATTTTACGCATTTATGCGTTTATCTATATATTATTTGTAAAAAGACTTGACGAATGCCAGGTCTTTTTTTTATAATTATAATATAAAATAAATAATAAAAAAAGGGAAGTGATAAAAAAATGACAGAAAAAAGATATTTACTAACAGAAACAGAATTACTTGAATTGTTGGAAGATAGATATAGGTTGGCAGCTTTAGAAGCAATGGGAGTAGACAATTGGGATGGATACGAATATGCTTTTGAATATTGGAAAGAGGACGAATATAAAGAAGGACTTACAAATTATGAAGAGTATTAATGAGGAGAACTGATATTATGGGAGTAACTTTTGAAGATTATGATAATTTACTAGCACGATGTGAGCAGGTTAAGGACTTAGATAAAGAGATTGGAGAAATAAAAAAAGAGTGGGATAGGCTAACGGCAAAATTTTTTGAAACATCTACTAAAGAAGAGATTATTGATGCACTTCAGTCAATATGGACACGCTTAGACAATGAAATGGGAGATCAGACAAGAGAAGAACAGTGGAATTCTTTTGTTGCTTATTTATCTTATTGTTCAGACCGTATGAATATAAATAGATGGTGTCGTCTACAGCTTTTGATAGGTAATGCCCAAAGTCATTAAAGGAGGTAATTAATATGTTGAAACCCAAAATTATTAGATGGATGACATATGAAGATCTGGAACAAATACAAAAGGAAATACAAATTGGAGATGCTATGTATGGCTATACTCCAGAAGTTCATGAGGCTCCTTTTAATGAGTTTCACCAAGATGTTTTAATACAAGAGATAGTAAAAAATAATTACATAATATGTGGAGATACTCATCAAAATTTTGCAATTCCGATTTTTAACGATGGCTTTTTAATGCTTTCTATGCGTAGATGGGCAGAAGTTATGAATCAAGCATACGGCAACCAACATAATTTTTATATGGCAGCTGTTTGCGATATACAGGAGAAATTACCAAATGAATAATCCTGTCGTATTTTTGGATTATGATGGAGTGATTAATACTCTTGTGATTTATAAAGAACCAGTAAAAGCAAGGCGACTATTACAAAAAGACGGATACTATTTTGATTTATGCTACCCTCAAGATGAAAGAGTATCCAATGTTCAAGCAGTCTTATGGCTTGATAAGCTATGTAAAGAATTTACTGCGGATATTGTTATAACTTCAACTTGGCGTAAAGACTATGATCTTGCTTGTAGATGTTTATACAACTCTGGTTTATCAAAAAATATAAGAATAATAGGTGCTACTCCTTGGCTTAACCAATGTCGAGGAATGGAAATTGACGCTTGGTTAAAAGAGCATCCTTGTCCAGCTTTTATTATATTGGACGACGATAGTGATATGGAACCTTATCCGGACCATCTTATTAAAACAGATACTTATGATGGTTTTACTTTTAATTCTTATGTTAAAGCCAAAGAATTACTACGGAAACAATTATCTTTATAATTTTATCAAAAATACTTGCATAAGTGTAGATAAATGTAATATAATTATATTGTAAAAAGAAAAGGAGAGTGAAAAAATGAAATGGTATGTGCTTAATTATGATTTTAATGCAAAAAGGATTGAAAATTTTAACATCTTTCAAAGTGTTAGGTTCAGTGAAGGTATTGATAAATTAAGAAATAAAATATGGAACTCAGTTGAAGATTTCAAAGAAGCTGTAAGAAAAGAAGCTATGTATTCTTTCTGGTCAAAAGCCGAATATGAAATAATGATTGGAGATTTGTTTGAAACTGACTGCAATAAATTAGAAAAGTGGGACGTATATGATCAAATTTTACCAAATCTCGAACAACTATGTAGATATATTTTAAACTATTGGGCTAATAACCCAAGACAATAATAGATAATTTTATGTTAGGCTCGGTCTATAAAGGTGGAAGTATAGCCTATAAGTAGAAGTCCATTCAAAAGAAAAAATAAAGCAATCCTAAAATTATCAAAAACACTTGACTTTAGATAGAAAAATATTATATAATTATATTGTAAATTGAAAAGGAAAAATTCAATTTATAAAAAGATAAGATTTAGTAGAGAAGTAGCTATTCTCACAAGCCCAGACAATAACTTATGGCGTTGAAGTGGAGAGAAAGATAGAACCAATCTTACTCAAGACCAACCTCCAAAGTGAGAAAGGGAGAGAAAACACCAATCTTATCTTTGAATAAATGTCGCTCGACTTAAAATCGTTATGGGTTTTGAGTCGAGGGCATCCTAAATACTATTATTATAACGCTGGAGTACCAAAGTAGACAAATGGAATTGACTTGTAATCAATCGGGAAACCTTCGTGGGTGCAAATCCTACCTCCAGCACCAGTTTTTTTTATGGGGCATGGGACTGCTTGATGTGGTCACCTGACTTGCAATCAGGAAATCAGCGGGGTTTGAATCCCCGATGCTCCACCAAGTTAGAGTTTCTCCACACAATATCTCCTTTAATAATGAGGGGGAATTGTATGGAAGAGTATATATTAGAAAAAGATGGAAGAAAAAGAAGAGCAGTAAGGAAAACTTGTGCTTATTGTGGAAAGGAATTTTTAGTTAGGGCTTCTTGGGCAGAACGTCAGATGTATTGCTCTTGTAAATGTGCCCACGAAAATGCTAAAAAGAGAGTAATGGTAGTCTGTGCCTATTGTGGGAAACCATTTGAAAAGGTTAATAATAGACTATCAAATTCTAAATCTGGCTTATACTTCTGTTGCCGTGAGCATAAAGATCGAGCTCAGTCATTGAAAGGTGGCATTAAAGAAATAATGCCAAAACACTATGGTATTGGAGACGGAAGATACGATTACAGACCCAGAGCTTTTGAAGAGTATGAGCATAAGTGTGCAATATGCGGATGGTGTGAAGATGAACGAGTATTAGAAGTTCACCACATTGACGAAGATAGGACAAACAATGACATAACTAATTTAATGATATTGTGTCCGATTTGTCATAGATATTTGACCTTGCATCTTTATACGGTAGAAGAATTAAAACAAAGGAGAGGATAAATATGGATATACTTGGGTGCATATTTTTAATAATATTATGTTTAACTGTATATGCTATTATAACTGCTGATAAAGTAGATATTAAAATCTCCGTAGATGGAAAAGAAGTTTTTAAATATAATAAAAAAGATACAAATGAAAAAGACGCACCAGATGATAAAAACTAATGCGTTTTTTTAATACTCAAAATTATCAAAAATACTTGAACAGAGGTACCATTCAATGATATAATATATTTGTAAATGAAAGAAAGAATGGAGTGTGATAGTATGTTAGATTTTGTTATAATCAAATACAAAGGCAAAGCAATTTATCTAGGGGTAGATGAAAGCAGACACTCAAAAGACCCTTACAAAACATTCTTCAAATGGGTTAAGAACAAAAATGAGGCAACTTGGTTTAGTTGTGAAGGAGATGCTGAAAGATTTGCTAAATCATACTTCAAAAACTTCAAAAATTGGGAGTTTGAATTAGTTAATGGGGCTAAATATCTATAATTAAAATTTTAAGCAATTTTGAATAAAAAAGACTTGAACAAAGCCACCTAATTGTGTTATAATTATTTTAGAAAAAGAAAAAAAGAATATTTCCTGACAGGCGTACGGCGGTCGTGCGGCTGGGGTGGAACACCTAACTCACCAGACTGACCGAAAGGTTGGAGGTCCTTTAGGACATCACCTAGTAGGGTTCGTGATATGGAGCGTGTTACTTCATAGACATAAGCGATAGTATCTGGAGTTGTGTGGGGACATACACTGCATTAATGGAGCAGGAGGGTGCCAGCGGGAATTAGTAAGATTTTAATTTGGGGATTTGTCCTTAAGCACGCTGTATAAGTGTACTTGCTGCAACGGTAGTTGGTGATCTCTACTGCTCCAGCTTTTTGGCAACCAGTCCGATTCCGAGCTGAAAGAAATTGTGGGGGACTGAACAAAGGACGTGGATTTATGCTCGATTCAAAGATTTAAAAATGATATGTGTGCTATTTGAAATATAGATAGCGATGGGAGGACCGAGCCTCTCCGTTAAGCCGTAGCCAATCGGTAAACGTGTGGTGAAACATAGGTTATTAAACCACCTTATCATTTTTTCTTATGGTTATTAAGGTCGCACGGTTGATCCTGCATCAAGACCTTTAACAGACATTTTGTAATTTTCGTCATAAAAAAAATAAAAAAAGACTTGACCGAAGATGGCAAAATCGTTTATAATTTAATTACAAAAGTTGAGAAGAATATAATTGAACTGAGAGGGGTTGAGACCAGTGCAACTCTGGTCATTCATTAAGATTATATTTTTCAATAGAGTGATTACCCGAAGCTGATGCGAGAACGTCTGAGCCCAGTAGGATATCTATTAGATTCTGAAGTGCAATAGTGAGTTAGGTGCGAAGTAAAGTGGAATGAATGAGAGCGGTCATTTCTCACTCGTGCTTTTGTAAAAGTAATGACACATAGCCCGGCAGAAGAGGCGTGGCATAGCTTGCCGACCACGTGTTTGTGTTATTTGTAGCTGAATATAAACCCTAAGGCACAAGATGAGAGTGGTCTTGGCATCAGCTTTTCTTATAATCAAGAATAAGTATAAAGAAATCTTGATGGTGTTTTATTCATTTTCTTCCAGAAAGAAAATGTCTACTTAATTTTTGAAAAAAATATTCAAAAAAGACTTGCAAAGTCCTACGAATATATTATATAATTATATTGTAAAAAAGAAAAAAAGATTTTTTATTTATAGAAAGGAAAGTGATAGTTATGAATAAAAAGTATAGTTATGAAATTGAATTCTTATCAAGAGATGTAAGCCCAACAGGTACAAAATATTTTGGTGCAACTGGTGGGACATTGTTAAAAGAAATGAAAGCAAGTCTTGACAAATTTCTTGAAGAAAATGGATTGCAAAAAAAGGGTGCAACAAGTGGTCAAATCCTAAATGCAAAAGGTCAAGTAATTGGAAGATTTTGTTTCAATTCCCAAACTTTTTAAGAAAAAATTATCAAAAATACTTGATTTCTTATAGTAAAAAAGTTTATAATTTATTTATAAAGAAATGAGAAATAAATTAAGAAGTGTTATAGTGTAAATCGGTGCCGTATCTATAATTCCTTTCTCAACAATTTACCAAGTTTGAAATGTGAACTGGAGATTGAAATAACTAAACTTGACTTAACCTCTTGGGGTAGGAACAAGAGTTCCAGAGTAAGCCTGAACCTGTTATGAAGTAATCCCTACTATAAATCTAAAACAAACTTGAAGATGGAGTCAGAAACCTGCAAGCTGACAGAGGGTAGGCGACCCAACGC